AGCCGCAGCAGGTCGAGTTCAGCTACTGGTCCGTCTACTACATCCACGGCGACCCGACCGTGATCAGCCAGACGCCGCTGCCGCTGTCGGGCGTGCAGTACAGCCGAGGTATCCGCTCGGTCGGCCAGCTCACCGCCACGCTTCAGCTCGCCGACGCCGTGGTGCGCTCGGTCAACCCGTGGGCGACCGTGATCCCCCGTAAGACAGGCATCGTGGTGGTGCGCACCGCGACCGACCCGACGACCGGCGCCCGCACCCCGAAGGTCATGGACCACTTCATCGTGTGGTCCGCCCCGGCCGACCCGGCGACCGGCCGGATGACGATCACGGCCAACACGGTCGAGTCGGCGTGGGCTCGCCGCATGATCACCGGCACGGTCGCGATCCGCTCCACGATCACGCCCGGCAAGAGCTACACCTGGTCGGCGGTCTACTTCACCGGGGCGTCCTTCTCGGTGGTGATGGAGTGCGACTGGTTCAACGGCGGCACGTTCCTGTCCAAGACGCAGGTCGTGCTCTCTCCCGGTACCGGCACCCACACCCTGACCTCGACACACACGGCACCGGCCGGGGCGAATGCGGTACAGCCCTCGATCTTCATCAACCCACTTTCGATTGGCAGCGGTTTCAATCTCCAGCAGTTCTTTTTCGGCGAGGCCGGGGGAGCCAACTTCATTGGCAACGCCCTGGTCATCGGCGGCAACCTGGACGGCTGGACGGCGCTGAACGAGACGACGATGGTCGCCAACGCGGCTGGCGGTTCCGGCAACCTGTCGTTCGTCGGCCTGGTGTCGACCTCGACCAGCGATTCCACCGGCATCATCGTCGCGCAGTCGATCACCAACAACGCCGTGGTGTCCTCGCCGGTCGCCTGGCAGAACGTCGACCAGCAGCAGATCGCGGCCGACCTGCTCAACCCGGCGAAGTGGTCACAGGTGCCGGTCAACGACGGCAACTTCCCCGGCTGGATCACAATCGACCCGCCGACCGTGCCCACCCACGTGATCATCAGCGCATTCGACTACCAGCTCAACGCGCAGACGTCCCTGTTGCAGGCCCACCAGGATCGCTCGAACCTGGACAACGGGTACGAGTGGTTCACCGAGGTCCGCGTGCTGGACGGGGTCGACGCAGGAGCCGCGAACGCCTACCGGGTGGGGTTCGTCCTGGGCTACCCGCGTACGGGCCGGCAGGTGGCCAACGGGGACGCCGTACCCACGTTCACGTCCCGCCAGGACGGCACCGGCAACGTGGTCTCGTACAAGCAGGCGTATGACGGCAGCGCGGTCGCCAACATCGTGTGGGGCCAGGGTTCGGGTTTCCAGTCCAGCGCGGTGCAGGCGCTCGCGGTCGACAGCGGCCAGTGGGATGTCGGGTTCCTCCAGACCGAACGCCAGTACCAGAACACGACGATCAGCGACCAGGGGACGCTTCAGGCGTACACCAACGCGCAGATCACGCTGGACCTCGCGAACGAGCAGTACGTCACCAGCCTGATCGTGCGGGGCGACCTGCCGCCGACCTTGGACACGTGGGACCTGGGCGACGATGCGCTGTTCTACGCCGACGACTGGATCTGGCCGGACGACGCGAACGGCAACCCGGCCGCCTCGTTCCTGACCCGCATCCTCGGGTACGTGGTGACGCCACCGGAGGGCAACAAGAGCGAGCAAGTGCAGGTCCTGATGTCCGGCGGCGACCTGGGGGCACTGAGTGGCTGACATCGGGGGACCGGCCTACACGCCGCAGCCGGTCGACATCGTGGGCGACGTCTCCACCCTGAAGCGCGTCCTGGGCGGCCTACTGGTGAGCAACCCGTTGCAGAACGCGATCACCACGTCCGGCCTGATGCAGTGGATCGGCCACTACGGCCAGTACTTCCTGTGGATCGGCGAGTTCTTCCCCGGCGACCCGAACTTCAAGCGGGCCGACGGCAGCTCAGGCCCGCAGAACGGGTTCGTAGTCCGGCGCGACGACAGCAAGCAGAACTACGCGTACGAGCTGTACGACTACAACCCGTACCAGGGCGGCCCGCTTCGTCAGAAGATCCAGATGCACGACGCCGACGGCTACAACATGTTCAACGAGGGCGAGAAGGGCGGCTGGGGCTGGCCGCGATTCCCGGTCCCGATGGGGCACATCGGCTACAGCAACAGCACCGTGGATCAGGTCATGGCGTCCGGGCGCTCGCAACTGGTCGGCCGACACCTGGACTTCCTGTTCAACCTGCGCTCGCTCGGCACGGCAGTGATCAGCGGGACCACGGTTCCGGCACCGTTCCAGGGTGCGCCGGCTCACACCACGACGTGGTATGTCTCGGTCGCCATCGGCTCCAACACGATCTCCACGGCGCACACGACCGGCGAGGGGTTCGTGCAGGGGACACTGGACTTCGGCGTGAACTGGCAGGACCTCGGTAGCGACTTCATGCTGGTGGACGTGCACGCGTGGATGTCGCAGGCGGCTGGCGTGATGCTGTGGTGCGAACCGATTCAGTTCCACAGCGTCACATTGTTCACAGACCGGACAATCGAGGGTTTCTGATCTACGTGGGACAACGCGAAAGGTCAGCAGCAAATGGGATACTGGGCGTAACCATCCGGTGCCGAGGGGAGTTGTAGTGGGCGACGCGACACTGGCCTGGACCCTGTTCGGCATTTCCATCGGCGCACTGGTTTCGGTCTTGATCAGCTTGGGCATCGCCTGGATCAGTGGCGCTATCGTTCCTGGCAGCAGAGCGGACAAGGCAGAGGCGGCAGCAGCAGTGCTCAGAGAGGCTTACGACACACTCAAGATCCCCGTCCAGAAGTTCGACATTGAGAGCGATCTCCTGGGCGCCGTGTTGCGCGCCAATCACGCTGTTGCCGCCGGTACGACGCCCCCGCCACTGCCACCGACCACAGTCCATCCGGGGTGAGCCATGCGACTGCCGTGGAAGCGTAAGCGCAACGACATCGCCGACCTGCGCAACGAGGGTGACCAGCGACTCGCCGAGGCCAAGGAGATCCGGGAACGACTGGACCCGAAGCTGAGTTACCAGGAGCAGCGACACCGCACCAACGCGGTATTCGAGGAGGCAGCGTGGGTGCTGTCGCGGGCCGGGAGGGCGCACTGATGGTCAGCGTGGACGTGTTGTTCGCGGAGTTCGCCGCTGCGGCCGTTGCTCTGCTGGTGTACCTGGTCACGTACTTGGTGGTGGCGCGCGGCGAGTGGTACCGGTCGGTGTTCGGCATCGGCCAGGTGTTGGTGTGCCTCGTCGCGCTGGCCTGGTACAGCAAGGTGTTCTTCGGTCCGATCCGCAACATGACCACCACGTCGGCGATCTTCTACGGTCTGTTCGCGGCCGTGTTCTGGGTGCTGGCGGCCGGTGGCCTGTGGATCGCCTCGGGTGCGGCGGAGCGCCGTCGGCGGCGCATCGTGGCCCGGCGGCAGGTGTGACCCACCGGGCAGTCGAGGCGGCCGACGAGGCGCCCTCGCGTGACCGCGTGTTCGAGTGGGGTGTGGGCCTGCTGCGGCTGGCCGTGCCGAGCGCGTGGGGTGGCGCGGTCGCCTGGGCCGGGACGCATGGCCTGCACCTGCCGGACCTCGTCGTGACCGGCATCCAGTGGGGGCTGATGGTGGCGACGTCGGCGGGCTGGTATGCGGCCTGGCACGCGATTGAGGCGAAGCTCCCACCGTGGGCAACCCGTCTCGTGTTGGGTTCCAATACCGCTCCGCGTTACCCTGTGTGAGCACACCTTGGTCGGTGGTGTACGGCGCCCGGTCAGTGAGCGGCTGCTCGCAGGCCGGGCGCCACACCGAGGTAGAGCGGCTTGACCGGGTGCAGCAGCACCTCACGCTCGCCCCGCAGATCGACCGGCACCAGGTGGACGACGTCGGCCGCGACGTAGTTGGACACGATCCAGCCTCGCGCCATCGCCAGACGCGGATGCTCGGTGACCCAGCCATGGCAACCGATCGTCCCGGACCCGCACAGGTGCAGACCGTTCGCGGGCGTCCAGACCCTGCCGGCCGACCGGCGATGATGCCAGTTCGTCGCCCTGCCGAGGCAGTGTCCACGCAGCGCGACCTCGCACCAGCCCTGTGATCGTTCGTAGACGACGGCGCGAGCGGTGTTCTGATTCACCTCGCTAGACTACACCCCGTTTCGGGGGTAGACTCCACATCATGGAGCAGAACACACGCACACCGGAAGGGGGCGCCGGATCGCGGACAGTTGAGCTGTACGTGATGTCTGAAGTCGCGGACGCCGCCACCGAACGTGCACGACGCATGGGCCAACCGCTGTCTGCGGTCGCCCGTATGGTGCTGTGGGAAGCGGCCCGACAGTCCTCGGAACAGCCGCCCGAGGACATGGAGCTGCCCCGCAACTACCTCACGCAGCGTGGTGACGTGAAGCGGGTCCGCTTCACCGCCCCGCGAGCCGACTACGCCTCTGCCTGTGGCCGCATCAAGGCGGCCGGTAGTTTCCCCAGCTACGCGCTGGAAGATGGCCTGGAGGCGTACGCCCGGACCGGCGCGCTGTACCCCAACCAGGAGATCCGGGACAAGAACCGTCTCCGACGCCTTGAACACGACCCGCAGGCCCGGCGTAAGGCCAGGGCCACGACCAAGAACAGGAAGACCACCGACCATGCCCCCTCGCACGCGTAAGAGCGACGACACCAACCCGGACGCCGACCGGTTCCCGGACGGCCTGATCATCCCCATTCCGGTGCCCGAGGGCATCACCGTTGACCAGGGCTGGCTGGAGCGCTTCAGCAAGAACCTGGTCGAGGCACTGCCGGACCTGAAGTTCCAGACCCGCGTCGACGCCAATGGCGTGCCCCGCATCACGGTCGACAAGGCGGACACCCCGCAGTTGAGCGCGTTCCTCGCGGGCGAGCCGATCCCCCCGGCCGTGCAGGTCGATGACGGCCCCAAGGCTGCCGCGTTCCGGGCCATGATCGAGGTCGCCGAGGGCCGCATCCGCGCCCGTGTCGACTCGATCGCGAAGGACGTCAACGAGAAGCTGGCCGCACAGGCTGGCCTGCTGGCCGAGATCGGCGGTGCGGACACATCGGCCGACCTCGCGGTCACCGACCTGATTGCCCGGCTGGACGCCGTGGCCGAGGACGTCGCCCGGCTGAACACGGCGCGCGACGAGGCGGGCGGCATGGACGATATCTCGATCCTGGACCGCCTGCACGCGGTCGAGGAGTCGGCCGTGGAGATGGAACGCACCACCGAGCGTCTGGTCATCGAGATGGAGGAGGCGTCCGCCGTGCTCAATGACGAGCTGGCCGCCCACACGGCGACGATGCCGGCACCGTCCGGTCAGCTGTACGGGCCGACTGGGTACGCGCAGGCCATCCTGCCGGCGATCTGGCAGGTGATGCGCGAGGTCGAGGGCATCGGCAAGCACGGCGAGATGAAGGGCCGGACAGCCGACCAGCAGTACAGCTACCGCACGTACGACGACCAGGCCGAGGACCTGGGGGCCGCGTTCCGCCGGCACGGCATCATGATCCAGTCGCAGGTCACCGACCGGCAGTACCACCACCGGGAGATCAACGACGGCAAGCAGGAGTGGACCTCCGCGTACCTGACGGTGCGGTACCAGTTCACCTCGCTGGCCGACGGCTCCACGGTGGTGTTCGAGGCGCAGGGTGAGGGCCGGGACATGACCGACAAGGCCACCCGCAAGGCGATGACGATGGCCCTGAAGGCTGCCCTGGACCAGGCGTTCCTGCTGGGCAACGGGGAGCCGGACCCGGACAGCGACCGACCCGGTCAGGGTGACGCGGCCCCGGAGCCGACGGTGCGGGTGTCCGGCAACGAGACGCCGGCAGCCCGGCAGGCCCGTGAGGCATTCGAGGCGAGGCAGGCGGAACGTCGCCGGGCCGAACAGGACACCGCTGCCGAGACGGTCCCTCCGGTGGCTCAGTCGGCCGCTCCCGCCCCGGCAGGCGACCCGCTGGCACAGGCGCAGCAGTCGCTGTCCGATGGCCTGGGCGCCCGTCCGGTCGAGGACACGCCACCGTGGACGGCACCAGCCGGTGACGTGCCCGACGACGTCCAAATGGCCGAGGGCGCAGTGCCGACCGATGACCCGTGGACTCGCCCACTGCCGACTTCGTCCGAGACGACCCTGGCGGGACAGCAGAACGCAGCCCTGGCCGCCTCGGACGAGAATGAGGACAGTCGCAAGAAGGCGGAGCGGGCCGTGCGGGCGTACCAGGCAGCCAGCGCGCCCGGCGTCACCCTGGAGAAGCTCAACGGCATCATCGAGCAGGCCAACAAAGAGGGCCTGATGACGGTGGAGTTGCAGATCAAGGACCAGCAGAAACCGCTGCGCTCGTGGCTGATCGCCACGGGCCGGACGCTGGCCAGCACCACGTGAGCCTGGACGACCTCGCTGCCCGTCTCCGTTCCGTCGCCAAGCGCGGGGACGGGCAGCACGCCCACCACGAGATGCCCTACTACGACCCGGAGGACGGGGTGGTGTGCGCCTGCGGGCACAAGTTCGGTGTGCGGTTCGAGGACCTGGACGAGGAGCTGGGCAACCCGGCGACCGCCGTGGACGCGGCCGAGGCGGTCGCCGAGGGCGCACAGGCCGGGGCCTTGCAGATCGCGGCACCGGACGAGGAGCAGGAGTCACGCCTGGTCAAGGCTGGTCGCGAGCTGGTGCAGCGCGAGGTCAACCCGATCGTGGCCCGCGTCGACCTGATCGACCCGACGCTGCCGTACGGCCCCAAGGAGGTCGAGCAGCACATTCTGGACGCGACCGCCCGGCTGGAGCGGGGCATCGTGTTCGAGGCCGCCCTGATCGCCTCCACGCACGAGGCCACGATGGTCTACACGATGGCGTTCAGCCGTGCCCTGGCCCGGCAGTCCGGCGGCGACGCGGAGTGGCGCAAGGCGCGTGCTATTGGCGAGGTCGAACCGCAGTACGAGGCGATGATGCGGGCGACGATGGCCCGTGACGCGATGAAGGCGACGCTGCACAGCCTGCGGTCGGTGCTCTCGTCCTACCAGTCGGTAGCCAAGTCGGTGGCGGCGAACTACGGCGCGGCCGAACAGGTCAGCCGGGCGCAGAACAACAAGGCTGGAGGTTACTTCTGATGGCCCGACCCGTAGACCCCAAGGTGGCCAAGGCCAGGGCGAACCTTGCTACCGCGATCCGGCTCAATCGAGATGTCGAGGGTAGACGGCAGGAGTTTCGCACTGCACGCCTTGAGCAGCAAATACGAGACGCCCTCGCTACCGAACCGCCCATGCCTCTGCGGGATCGTCAGCACCTCGCGGCGCTGTTCCTGATGCCGGAGGGTTCCCTGTGAGGCTGTTCGGTTGGCCAGCTGCCGACCCGCTCACGGACGGGTGCGCCTACTACCGGGTGCAGGTGCCGCTGGCCCGGCTGCGCGACGAGGGCGTGGACGTCGCATGGCGGCACCGCATCCAGGAGGCGGACGTGCAGATGGCGGACGTACTGTACGGCCAGCGGATCGCGGACCCGCAGGTGCGGCTGTACTGGTCGGCGTGGGCGTCCCGGCGCACGTCCGGGTTCGGCCCGAAGCTGGTGGCGGACCTGGACGATGACCTGCTCAGCGTCCCGGACTGGTCACCAGCGTACGAGAAGTACCAGCAGGCCGACGTCCGCGAGACGATCATGACGGGCATCGCCCTGGCCGACCGGGTCACGGTGTCGACTCAGCCGCTTGCCGACCTGATGCGACAGTGGAATGACAACGTGTACGTCATCCCCAACGCCGTGCCGACGTGGCTGCTGGAGCACGACCGGCCGCGCCGTGATCAGGTGGTGGTCGGCTGGGCCGGGTCCGATACGCACGTCGGTGACATCGCGGAGTACGGCGCGTGGTGGTGGCACGACACCGAAGTGCACGTGATCGGTGGGCAGGCGGACTGGTGGCTGGAGCACAAGCCCGCCGACGCGCTGCTGCGGCACACGCCGTGGGTGTCCGGCGTGGACTCGTATCTGTCACAGATCGATTTCGACATCTGCGCGATCCCGTTGGCGCAGCACGTGTTCAACGACAGCAAGTCGGGCATCAAGGCAATGGAGATGGCCGCGCTGGGCATTCCGGTCGTGGCACAGAACTGCCCCGCCTATCGGGATGTCGTGTATCACGGCGTGACCGGGTTCCTGGTCAGCGGGCCGGACGAGATGGCCTGGCGGATTCAGCAGCTCGTGCAGGACGAGGGACTGCGCGTGGAGATGGGCAAGGCGGCCCGCGACTACGCGCGTAGGCATTTCACCATCGACCAAACGTGGCGCCTCTGGGAATTGGCGCTCACCCTGTGAAGAAAGGCCAGAGGTAATGGCAGGCGAACCGGAAATCACCATCGTGGGCTCATTGGGGCGCGATCCTGAATTGCGCTTCACGCCGGGCGGTAAGGCGGTTGCGTCCTTCTCGGTCGCGGTGTCCAGCCGCAAGAAGTCGCAGAGCGGCGGATGGGAGGACGACGGCACCACCTGGTACCGCTGCACCGCGTGGGACCAGATGGCCGAGAACGTGACGGAGTCCCTGGTGCAGGGGTCGCGGGTGATTGTGCAGGGCCGACTGCGGATGCGCGAGTTCGACCTGAAGGACGGCGGCAAGGGCAAGTCGCTGGAGATGCAGGTGAGCGCCGTCGGCCCGGAGCTGCGGTGGGCGACCGCGAAGGTGGTGCGGTTGCAGCGCGAGGCCAGTGACCAGTCGGCGGGCGCGTGGGCCGGGTCGGACGACGCACCGCCGTTCTAGCCACTACGCTGGTCACGCACAGGACCCCCGGCCGCTCGGGTGAGTTTCGGCCGGGGGTTCTGTCGTACCGACCAATCGCTAGACACACCCCGAACCGGGGTGTAGAGTAGGTGACATGATCACCGAGATGGACGCCCGAGAGGCGATCAAGTACGGCGTCGACCCCAGCCTGGTGGCCGACCTGACGGCACTGCCGCAGCAGGCCGACGAGTGCGACCACGGCGTGCCGATGGTCGGGGCCGATTGCGCCGAGTGTGACGCGGAGATGGCCGAGGGGTTCGCCAACGGCGAGCCAGCCGACTACGACCCGCACGACCCGGAAAACTGGTGCGACCCGGACGCCATGTACGACGCGGCCGGTGACCGGTGAGCCCCGACCAGGAGTCGGCCCGACTGCTGGGCCAGTACTGCGCCAACGCCGTACTGGACAGCCGATCCGCTGACCCGGCCGACGAGCTGCGGGCGGTCGGCACGCTGCTGTCGCACTGCGACCGTGACCCGGACATCGCCGTGTCCGAGTGCACCTACCAGACCTTGTTCGGCTACTACGAAACCCTGACCGACTACGTACAAGAGAGGGCTGACGTATGACCTTGGACCTGACGGACCCGTCGCGCATTGACGGGTCCGTCGTGGCGTGGGCACTGCTGGGCTACCTGGTGGTATTCCTCGCCGCGCTGGCCGTGGCCGCCTGGTTCCGTCGCCGGGACAACCGCAAGCGACGGGGCGTCGGCAGCGCAACCGTGCGGCTGGTGATCCGTACCGACGAGTTCACCGAGGCGCTGCACGCGGCCCGCGAGCGGCTGTCTGACGCACCGAGAGGCAAGAGATGACCGAGAGCAAGGAACCACACCCGCTGTTGACCGAGGCGATCAAGCGGGGCGCAGCGGCGGCCAGCCAGGCGTCGGCTGTCATGATCAGCGAGCACGAGGCGATGCGGCTGTCCACGGCGATCCTGACGGCCGCCGAGCCGACGTTGCGCCGGCACATGATGTTGGAGATGGCGGGCAACCTGGAGCGCTCGATCGTCACGCCGACGAACGGCAGGGCGCTGGCCGAGGCGATCCGGGTCGTGGTCGGCCATGACTGAGCCCGAGCTGCCCGCCGAACTGGAGACGATCACCCACCGGTTCCCGACGCACCACGAGCTGGCACAGGCCCTGCGGGACGGCGTCAACGCCACGATCGCCCGGTTGGAGCGGGAACGGCCGCAGACCGGACAGCGGGAAGACCTGTATCCGACGGCACGGTGGATGCAGTCCACGGCCGAACGGCTGGACGACTACGCACGGGCGTTCGCCTCGGGTGCCGCGACCGTGCGGCAGTACAGCGAGGACGTGCTGCTGCTGGCCGTCGGCGAGCAGGACGGCGTGCCGAACGAGACCACGCTGAAGATCCCGGACGCGGACGGCGACATCAAGATCCGGGCAGAGGTCAAGACCGAACGCGAGTTCGACCTGGGCACGCTGTTCGCCTCGCTCGCCGCCATGATCATTCAGGACACGCGCGGCACCGAACCGGAGCAGCAGCCCGGCGAGAGTGACGAGGCATACCTGGAGAGCTACGAAGGGTGGATGGCCGAGCTGCTGATTCAGGCCATGACCGACGCGACCGGCCTGGCGCAGTACAAGCCGAGGGTGACCGACGTCCGCAAGCTGATCAGCCAGCTTGCGCGGGACGGCAAGGATGGCCTGTCGGCACAGGTTCGTGGTGCCATTGACGAGCGACGCAAGCTGAAGGGCGTCACGATGGAGAGGGACAAGCGATGAGCGAAGCACAGGTGCCGACCGAGGTCGCACCGCCCGGCCCTGACGACGCGGCGGCCCGGCACGCCGACGGCCGGTACCTCAACCACGAGACGGGCGAGCCGTACGAGACGTCCATCCCGGACCCGGTGCCCGGCGCCCTGCCGTGGACCAACGCCGACGTGCGGGCCATGGTCGAGGGTCGGCAGCCCAACCAGCCCAAGCCGTGGGTCGAGGCGGTCGACAACGGCGTGGAGCAGCCGGACGGCTCGGTGACGTTCAACGTGCCGGGCCAGGTCGAGGTCGACACCGGGCAGCGGCCGATCAACGTCACCCCGGATGGCGTCAACCACTTCAAGCGCATCATGGCTGACGCTGCGGCACACGGGCGCGAGGCGGTGTGTGGCGGCTGCGGTGCCGTCTGGCCGTGCGACCACGCCATGGCGATCAGCGTGCAGGTGAACCAGCAGCACGCCGCCGGCATCGAGGCGAACAAGCTCCAGGCTGCCGCCGCGCTGACCGGGCACAGCCCGCACCGGCTGGCCGGACAGATCGGCCCGTCATGAGGGCGTTCGCGCTGACCCCCACGCTGGACGAGCAAGAGGCCGAATACCAGCAGGCGGCCGACCGGCTTGACCGGATCGGCCGGGCCGCGCTGCGTGCGCGACAGGCGCTCGCCAACCTGGACGTGGACCGGTCAGAATCGGCCCTGTCGCGCACGCTCGCGGGCGTGAAGGGCGAGCTGGACGAGATCCTGGACCGGGTCGGGCCGCTGCCCGAGGAGTGGCGCAGGGTGGTCGCGCCCGAGATACCGCCGGGTGTGCTGGTCGCACCGGACACGCAGGGTGACCCCTCGCTGTTCGCGGACCCCGCGTAGGGGAGAATGTCCGTAGACGCGAGAGCGGGGCGCCGGTTGTGACTGACCGACGCCCCGCCAGGCTCTCGCCCATACCAGCTCGTGACGAGGAGAGCATACCAGTGGCGATTAGGGTGCGCCGGTACAACCGGCCCCAGAACTACACGCAGGTGCGAGACGAGTTCATCCGTCGCAGCTACCGCACGGCGACCACCTTCCACGTGGGCTGTTACCTGCTGTCCCATTCGGCATCGTTCGAGATGACCAACCACTCGATCGGCAAAGTGCTCGGCTATCACGAGGACACCGTGGGCGACTCGCTGCGCGAGCTGGAGCGGTTGGGATTCCTGATCCGCAACGAGGTCCGCAATGAGCGGGGGCACCGGGTCGGCACAGAGTTGCTGATCTCGGACGTTGCGTTCACGGAATCGGAACGCGAAACCCTAACCGGAAAAAACCGGGTTGGGGATCGAGCCCAGGCCGATGAAACCCAAACCGGGCAAACCCAAACCGGGGATTCGCCGGTACATAAGGACACCAATTCCTCTAAGGAAAATCAAAGAGAACCAAGGTCACACAACGCCGACCTTGTCGGCGAGGCGGCCGTCTTGGACCTTGCAATCCCGGCGCCCCCGACGATGATGGAGCGAACGGCGAGGGCCAGCCTCGGTCACGCCAGGGCTGACGATCAGTTCGATGCGTTCTGGTCCGCGTACCCGCGCAAGGAGCGCAAGAAGGACGCCCTGGACGCCTGGAGTACCGCGATACGCCGGGCGTCCCCGCAGGCGATCATCGACGCAGCGGCCCGCTACGCCAAGTACGTACGAGCGACCGACCAGAAGATCGCACAGGCGGTCAACTGGCTGACCGGACGCAGATGGGAGGACGACTTCAGCCTGCCCAACGGTGCAGGTCAATACCACCGAGCCGTGGACGAGGACGAGAAGTGGGCCGAGTTTCCCCACGCGAGAGCAACCGAGGGCACGCTATGACCACCGTAGGTATCAATCACCCCGATGCGGGGTATGCTTGGAGCATGGCTGACAGCAACCGCCTGAGCATCCGCGCCCAAGAGGTGATGGACAGGATGCAGGCTGCCGCTGGATTCGACGCGGAACGCGCCCGGCGTATCGCCGAGCGCGCCGCTGCCCTGCCCGACAACTGGTCCGAGATCGAGAACGAGAAGATCCTGGCGGAGCAGCGTGCCCAGCGCGCCTCCATCATGCTCAAGCGAATGGACCCGCTGTACCGCAACGCCGTACCCCGTCATGCGGTCAGTCAGTCCTGGCTGGAGCGCTACCGGGCGTCCCGTGCTCCGGGCGAGGGCGCTCCAATGCCGCCTGGAAACCTGGTTATCGCGGGTCCAACCGGTGCCGGCAAGACCTGGGAAGCCAACGCCATCGCCCGCCAGCTTCTGGCCGACGACTTCGTTCCGGTCCTGGTCACGTCCGTGGCCGCAATGATCGAGACGATGAAGCCGAACGGCGACGGCGCGATGGACGAGGGCCAGTTCAAGGTTGCGCCGGTCCTGCTCGCCGACGACCTGGGCGCGGAGCGTCTGACCGAGTTCGCCGAGGAGCGCCTGCGGGCCGTGATGGACTACCGGATGGGGCACAGGCTGCCGACCATCTTCACGTCCAACCTGGCACCCCGCGAGATCCGCGAGCGGTATGAGGCGCGACTGTTCCGGCGGATCACGGAGGGTTCTGAGCTGCTGGTGATCAAGCGCAATGAGCACCGGCCCGCCACGCCGCAGGAGTATCTGCTGTGAACGGCCTGGACGCCGTTTACGAACAGCAGGGATGGAGCGCCGTTCGTCGGTGCGCCGTCCGGCAGCCCTGTCCCGGCTGCCGGACGGCGCCCGGCCAGCGTTGCCAGCGACCCTCGCGCGGACGAGGCGGCTACTCGTTCATCAACGGCGTGCACTCCAGCCGGGTCGCTCTCGCCTCGTACTGCGAGGAGCACGACGTCGAACCGGGCGAGAGCTGCCCAGACAGTCACGCGATCGACGGTCACCGTACGTTGCCCTTGTGTCAGGCTCGCCTGGACGGCACGGCCGAACTGGCCGCCGAACTGATGTCCCGAACCGAGGAGACAGGCAGTGGTCGCACAGCTAGCGATGACCAAGGGTGACGTGCTGTTCGACGGCATCAACCACCCGGACGCCGCCACGCTGCTCGCCGACAAGCTGATCGGCGGCCTGCTGTACTGCGGCACGCCGAGCAGCACGAAGGACGTCACGGCCGCGCAGTACGCCGACTTCAAGGCCCACGGGCTGTGGACGTTGCTGTGCTATGAGCACACCACCACCGACATCATCGGCGGCCGGGCGTCGGGCGTGAACCATGCGAACGAGTTCTTGGCCGACTGCCGGGCCAAGCGCATCGCCTTCACTGAGCCGGCCTTGGCGGCTGTGGACGAACACCTGACGGCTGTGGCGATCGCGACCGCCGTGGCATACCAGGCCGGATTCCGGGCGACCCTGAAGGCGGCCGGGTGGACGGGGCCGATTGGCGGTTACGGGTTCCCGGAGGTGCTGGAGGCGTATCACGCGGCCGGTATCGCTGACTTCTACTTCGGTGCCGGGTCGCAGTCCAGCCAGCCCGCGTACGTCAACATCTGGCAGAACAACAACACTACGATCCTGGTCGGTGGCAGTGCGGACGATCAGGACATCGTCAAGATCCCGCTGCCCCGCACACCTGATGGAGGAATCGTGGCGCTCACCCTGACGGCCGAGGACCAGGCGTGGTTCAAGTCGAACCTGGGTCAGATCGTGTGGTCGTACAAGAACACGGCGGCAGGTGACGTCGCGGACATGCACCAGGCCCTGGACAACGCGGCAGCTGCTGCGGCCAGCGACCTGAAGCTGGACACCACTCAGGTATCCAGCCTCGCCGCGCTGACCGTCGCCATCGGCCAGATCACTGCCCCGAACGTCGACCTGACCGCACTGGGCCAGCAGATCGCCACCGATCTCGCCAAGGCGTCCGGCGGCAAGCTGACGGTCACGATCGTCCCGGCCGCATGAGCCAGCCCACTGCGCAGTGCACGGTCACCGGTACGTGGCCCGAGACGGACGGCACCAAGGCGGCCGGTCGCTACCTGGTGACGCCGACGTACGAGGCGCTGGGTACCGGCGTGATGGTCCCGGTGACGGACGTCCCGGTGACGTTGGACGCGAACGGCACCGGGATAGCCAGCCTCACCTACATTCCGGGCGCTACGCAGTGGAAGATCACCGAGCAGGTCGACGGCGCGGACAACCCGGCGCCGTACGCGGTCACCCCGGACGGCCCGACGCTGGACCTGTCGACAGCGTTCCGCTCGCCCCCGCAGGGTTCGCCGTGGGCTGAATTCGTGGTGAAGACCTCGGTAGGCCAGCCGGGCGGCCCCGGCGGCCCGCTGGACGCGGACGGCGTGATGCCGCCCAACCAGCTCCCCGCGACCGGTGGCGGCATCCCGGCGAGCACCGTCACCGCCAAGGGTGACCTGATCGTCGCGACCGGCGCCGGTACGGTCGTCCGGCAGCCGGTCGGCGGCACGGACGGCAACGCCCTGGTGGTCGACTCCGCTTCGGACACCGGGCTGGCGTACGCGGCCGTCGGTGGCGGCGGGGGTGGCGCGGCCGTGCAGGCGTTCACGGCCGACGTGTTCACGTCCGGGTCGGTCACCCCGTCCAGCGCGAGCACCTGGGCGCCGTTGTTGCAGTCGGACGGCACGAGCCTGTTCAGCCGGACGCTACCCGCGATCGCCGGCAACCTGATCTCGGTCAACGCGAACACGATGTTCCACGCCCTGGATTCCACGACACACCTGGACCTGGGCATCATCGTCAACGGCGCGATCGAGCGCGTGCTGTCGAACATGCTGGGTACGCCACCGGTCGAGGGCGATCCGGGCTGGTACCCGAACAGCAGCGAGTACAAGTACCACCCGGCGCCACCCGAGTTCATCGTGGAGTCGGGTGACCTGGAGGGCGGCAACGTCACGGTGGCGATCATCGTGAAGGGCGCTACCGGCACGTTCTATGCCGAGGTGGACTACCCGTTCCGCATGTCCATGAAGAACCTCGGAACACCAACCACGGTGGTCTGAGGGTCCATCCGGACCCACCACACAAGGGAAAGCGAGCACAGCAAATGTCCATCGTGGACAAGGTCAAGGCATTCTTCGACGGGCTGGAGGGTGACCTCCACGGCGTGCTGGGCACGCACGTCGCACAGGACACCATCGACGCCGCCAAGGCGGACGTCTCCAAGCTGGTCGAGCAGGGCAAGGAGCAGGTGACGGAGCTGGTGGCCGAGGCCGAGGCGGACGCCAAGACTGACGCCAGCACTGTCGCGGGCGACGTGAAGGATCTGGCAGAGAACCCGCCCAACGGCGTGCCGACCGGCACCCCGGCGGGCCAGCCTGCCGCCGCGCAGACGGTCGACAACCCGCAGAACGCGGCGACCGTCCCGGCCAACCCGGCCGAGACGACTGCCGCGCAGACGCCGTCCACCCCGGACCAGGCGCCCGCGTCGCAGGTGCCTGCCCAGCCGACGGGCGACGAGGCGCCGACCGCCTGATCACAGACGCACCGCCCCGCTGCGCGCGCACGTAGCGGGGCGGCTGCTTGTCTCGCCCCGGACAGGGGCGTAAGCTCGGACATCATGAGCACACCACCGACCCCAGAGCTGGACAAGCGATCCGCCGTGATGGACCAGGCCCGCATGGGCGCTGACTTCATCGACTTCCTGCGGGACAACGGCCTGATCCTGTGCCGCTACCACGAGGACGTCGACCAGTTCGCGCCCGCCTCGATCCCGCCCGAGCAGCTGCTCGCCATGTGGCTGGACATTGACCTGGACAAGGTCGAGGCCGAAAAGATGCTGCTGCTCCAGTCGCTGCGCGCCCCGAAGATCGGCCGGGAGTTCGAGATCGTCCTGCCCTACCAGCGGGTGCCGCTGACCAAGAACGGCATCCGCTCCATGCACCACATGGTGCAGTACAAGCTGGGCGAGGAGATCGTGCAGAACACGCGACTGCTGGCCCGGTCAGCAAAGATCCCACACCTGGAGCGGGGCGAGATCGAGCTGGTGTGGTATCCGGGCAGCAACCGCCGGCAGGACGCCGACGGCATCGCCCCCACCCTGTCGTGCGCCCTGGACGCCCTGGTGAAAGAGGGCGTGTTCACCGACGACTCCGGGAAGTACGTGCTGTCCACGCAGCAGCGCTGCGTGATCAAGAGCGAGGATGCCTACAACCGGTCGAGTCCTCGACTGGTCCTGATCATTCGAGAGAGGCTGGACTGATGGAGCTACCCGTGGGACGCCCACTCGGCTACGGCGACCTGACCAGGCCGCACGACCCGCACGCCCGCACATCCGACACGGTCGGGATGCCGATGTCGCAGCAGATCGTGGACGACCCGGCCGGTGCGCCTGCCGACGACCGGGACGTCACCTGGTCCGTGACCGTGCTGCTGGAGGAGTCGACCTGGAACGAGTTCGAGGTGCAGGCGGCCAGCTACGACTACATGCAGTCCGGGTCACCCGAACACGCGGTGTGGGAGTGGTACAACGCGAAGGGCAACACGGTCCTGATCGTGCCGGCCAACCGCCTCGTCACTGCCCACTGCCCTGACGGGTCGTCTCAGGCCTGATGGAACACGTCACCGTGATCGAGACGCGCGACGTCCCGGTTGGCGAGATCGCGCCGCACCCGGCGAACGCCAACCGGGGCAACGCCGACGAGATCGCCCAACGCCTGCGCGAGATGGGCCAGTACCGCACGATCGTCGTGCACCAGCCCACCGGTCACATCCTGGCCGGCAACACCGTGTACCGGGCCGCTCGGGACAAGCTGGGCTGGACTCACATCCGGGCCGAACTGGTCAACTGCACCGACCAGCGCGCCCTGGAGATCCTGGCGTGGGACAACCGCGCCCGCGACCTGTCCCTGGGCTACGACGAGGGATCGCTGCTGTCGCTGCTCACCGACCTGGAGCGCGCCGGCAGCCTGTCGATGGCGGGATACACCGGCAACGACCTGGACGACCTGCGGGCCGCCCTGGAGGAACTGGACACCGACCCGGCGATCCCGCCGTCCATGACCGCCGTGTCCGAGGACATCCCGGCCCGCACTCTGGACGAGCAGCACCGCGACTACGCCGCCAGCGACACCCGCTCGATCATGCTCATGCTGTCCGGGCAGGGCTACGTGCACCTGATCGGCAGGCTGGACCGGATCCAGGAACACCTGGAGACCAGCAACTACTCCGACACGGTGGCCGCACTGGCGCAGGCGTACTGCGACGAGCACGGATTGGGGGACTGACGTGGTCGAGGAGCTGTTCCTGGGCAGGCAGATGGACCGGGAGGTGGCACGGGCCAAGTTCGTCGGCGAGCGGGTGCAGGAGCTGGGCGCGAACGTCGTCACGCCGACCCTCGTCCGGGACGCCGACACCGACGAACCGATCTGCATCTACGCCCCGCTACCGGAGGGCGTGGCCGATCTGCGCCGCGCCGTCCGAGGCGTCACGCAGTTCAACGGCGTCAACCGGGCCGGCAGCGGCTACCGCACCAAGTCGGCGACGTTCGGCACCGCGCCCCGCAAGCCTGTCTTCCAGCGCGAGGGCTGCGCCTCCACGGCCGTCAAGCGCGACTTCCCGGAGCAGCACTCCGTGTTGGAGTCCTACGCCGACCGCTGCCAGGCCATGTTGGGGGAGTGGCTACCGGAGATGGTGACGGCGAGCGCCGACGAGTCGGCCGCGATCAAGCCGGACTGGCGGCTGACGCCGGACACGTTCTGGACGTCCGGGGTGATCAACCAGACCGTGTCGATGCCCTACCACACGGACAGCAGCAACTACGACGTGTGGTCGGCAATGCCCGTGGTGCGGCGGGGCACGCGCGGCGGCTACCTGCACGTCCCGGAGTACGACGTGGTGCTGGAGTGCCGGGACGGCTGGTGTGCCTGGTTCCCTGGGTTCCGCCTCGTCCACGGCGTCACACCCATCACCCGCAGCTCGCCGGACGGCTACCGGTACTCGGTGGTGTTCTACGCCCTGCGGGGGATGCGGGACTGCGCCACGACCGCGATGGAACAGCAGTACGCCAAGGAAATGCGGACCGAGAGAGAACGGGCACACGCCCGCGAACTGACCGAGAGAGGCACTGATGAGGGACACGGCGAGGGCTGAGGAATACCGCCGCTGGCACCGGTTGCAGGTGACCACGCAGGACGTCGACCCGGTCTATCCGGTGTTGTGGGAGCTGGGCACGACGATGGAGTGCGACGACCTCGCCTGGCTGGTGCTGCTGCACGTCGCCTACTACCACCTGGGGTCGGCCCTGCGGGCCAGCGAGCTACTGCCGTGGGACAAGGCGGCCGAGGAGCCGGAGCTTGAGGGCGAGCTGCTGTCGCTGCCGTGCGCCACCGAGCGACGCGGCCACCGGGGGTCGGGCAAGCTGCGCCGACACCTCGACAGCGTGATCGGCGAGGCACTGCGGGCCGGTGGCCCGTGGAGACTGCTGACCAATCTCCCGGACCACAGCGAGACGCCGTGGGCCGACCTCAATGAACGGCTGATGCGGATCACCGGCAACGGGCGCTGGGCCGCGTACAAGAGTGCCGAGATGGCGCAGAAGGTGCTGGGGCTGGACATCGCGGTGGCCGACGCGGCGCACGCCCACTCGTCCGGCCCGCGCAAGGGCCTGGCCGACGTGCTGGGGCCGGTGCCGCTGGGCAACGACCCGGCCACGATCGTCCTGCTCGATCAGGTCACGAGCGACCTGGCGGGCTATCTCGGTGAGTCGGACATCGGCTACGTGGAGACCACGTTGTGCGACTTCCACAGCCTCGTGGACGGTCACTACTACCTCGGGCACGACATTGACCAGATGCAGGACCAGTTGCGGACCGTTGACAGCGGCCTGACGAGCGACCTGACTTCGCTGGCGTTCGAGGCGCGCGAGGCGTGCCTGCCGCACGAGTACCTGGGCGAGCTGAACGGCTGGACGGGCGTGCAGAAACCCCGCAAGTCCTGGTACGCCGACAAGGGCATCATCGCGGAGCGGTCATGAAGATCATCGTGGTCGGCAGTGGCATCGCCGGATCGAGCCTGGTGAACGCCCTGGAGATGCGCGGCGTGACGCCCGTGCACATCGGCACGGCCTGGGCCGAATCCATGGCCGCCCTGGCATTGCTGCGCCGCGCTTACCACAAGGGCGACGAGCTGCGACTGTTCGACCGCAGCCTGGACCTGTACCGGCAGTGGGGTGTGCGGGTGCAAACCGGCGCTTACGTCACCAACTACCGCACGCCGACCAAGGATCGCCGCTGGGACGAGGACTGGGGTGTCATCGACCCGTTCTCGCCCCTGCGCTCCCCGCAGCGCTTCGCGATAGCCGCCCGCATCCCGGAGGGCGTGTGGGTCGAGGGCGAGTCGGTCAAGGCGGACGCCGTGCTGTGGGCCGGGGGCGCCGCACTCAACGGCCAGCACATCACCTACGGCACGACCTGGATCCACGACTCCGTGGCCGCCGCCAGTAGCCGCTGTACCCGCGTGCACCACGTCGCCCCGTACAAGACACTGGCGGTCGCACCGATGCCGACCGGCCGGGGCGTGCGGCTGGGGTCCTCGTCGGCCATCTCCGACATCGTGGCCAACGAGCAGGCCCAGAAGCTGCTGGACATCGCGGCCGACCGCAACCTGATCACGACCCGCTCGGGTTGGCGGGCCGTCACCGGCCAGCGCTGCAAGGGCAGCTACTCCGCGAGCGAGGGCATTCACCACGTGTTCGCCGGGTTCCACCGCACCGGGTACGCCCTGGTGCCGGCACTGGCGGAACAGTTCATCACCGAGAGACTGGGCAGGCACCTATGAGAACCCGTTGTGTGTACCTCGTCGGCGGTCCCGGCGTCGGCAAGTCGGCCCTGATGGACGCGCTGACGTTGGGCTACGACCGGGCACTGCTGGGCGACCAGCCGCGCCGTGAGCAGCTGTATCCGACCGGCGCGATGGACACGCCGGGCTGGCGCACGACGACCCCGGTGGCCGTGGAGCTGGGCGCCCGCGTCGGCCGCCACCCGATCGGGTTCCCCGGCACTGACGCGATGAGCATGTCCACGATCGTGTCCGCCGAGCAGTGGCTGCTGTCCGGTGACGCGGGCGAGGAAACCCCACTGATCCTGGGCGAGGGCGCACGGTTGGGTGTGCGCCGGTTCGTCAACGCCGTCCTGGACGCCGGCATCCGGCTCGATCTGGTGCTGGTGATTGCGGAGTCGGCGGAGCGGCGGCGCACGAACCGGGGCAGCACGCAGAAACCCGAGTGGGTGAAGGGCGCCTTCACGCGGGCCACCCGGATCCACGACTACGTGGCGACGATGGGCTACGGCGAGGCCAAGGCGCACGTCCTGGCCAACGACGTCGATCTCCAGCACGGCGTGAAGTACCTGCGTGAGCTGACCGGTCTGTGATCTGGACACCCCGTAACGGGGTGTTACCATGGCTGTATGGCGAGGGAGTCGGCAGCGGCACGGGCGGCGAACGAGCTGCTGGCGTCCCAGATCATGGAGATGTCGGCCAGCGGGGGCACGCTCCCGAAGATCGCCCGTGCCCTGAAGATCACTGAGGCCAAGGCCAAGAAGCTATTCCAACGCGAGATGCAGCGGGTGTTGACCTCGCACGCCGACATCCGCGAGGCGGTCTACGCACAGGAGCTGGAGAACACGCGCCTGCTGCGGGCCGCGATCATGCCCGGCGCACTGAAGGGCATCCCGCGAGCCGTGGAAGTCGCACTCGCCGTGGGCAAGGAGTATCGGTCCCAGTTGGGCATGACCGAGGCGCTGAAGGTCGAGGTGAGCGCGCAGAAGGTCGAGGAGACCATGGACAAGCTGGTGGACATCGTGGATGGTGCCGACGTCGCCAAGCTGGAGCCGCTGCGCCGGTATACCGAGATCCCCTCGCAGGAAGTTGACCTGCGGTTCAACCCGGCGGCCGGTGAATGACCGGCACCGTCGGCGAACAGGTCGCCGCCGTCCTGGCCGAACTCACCCCGGCCGAACGCAAGATGGCCCAGCCGCGCGTGGACGCCCTGCTGAAGCGGCGCGAGGCGATCAACCGGTTCCCCACGCCCGGCCACCTCGCGCAGTTCCTCAACCGGGGCACCGTGCAGACACCGCTGCTGGACAAGCTCGATGAGGCGGTCGCGCAGGCGTGGATGGGTCTCCAGCGCCGCTGGATCATCAACACGCCCCCGCAGGAGGGCAAGACGACCCGTATCAGCCAGGTGGCGATGCTGTGGCTGCTGATCCGCGACCCGAGCCTGCGGATCGCGGTCGCCTCGTACGAGCAGGGCATTGCCACGCAGTCCACGCTGGCCGTCCGGCAGGCGATCGAGCAGCACGGACGCGGCTACAAAGGACAACGCCCGGACCCGGACCGGGTCGACGTCCTGGGGCTCACCCTCGACCCTGACCGGGCCATGAACACCAACTGGGTGCTGGCCGACATCCCTGGCCGGCGTGGGGCCGGCGGCATGATCTCGGTGGGTGTCGGGTCCGCCTTCACTGGCCGCCCTGCCGATGTGTTGATCGTGGACGACCCGTTGAAGGACGCGAAGCAGGCCGACTCGCCGCTGTACCGGCAGCGTGTCAAGGACTGGTTTCAGGCGGTCGCCTCGGCACGCCTGTCCGGCCGCGCCATCGTGATCATCATCCAGACCCGCTGGCACGAGGATGACCTGGCGGGCTGGCTGATCAAAGAGGATGACCTGGCCCCGTCACCGGAGTACGGCCGGATCAACATCCCGGCACAGGCCCTGGAGAATGACCCGCTGGGCCGAGCGCCGGGCGAGTGGCTGATCAGCGCACGAGCCCGCACGATCAGGGAGTGGGAAGCCAAGCCACGGCAGATCGGCAGCCGCTGGTGGCAGGCCCTGTACCAGGGCAGCCCGTCCGCGCCCGAGGGCGGCACGTTCAAGCGCGCCTGGTTCGACTCGGCACGGGTGAGTGCGGCACCCGAAATGGCGGCGATCGGCACGATGGTCGACCCGGCCGACAACACCGGGACCGGCGACGAGGCCGGCATCATGACCGGCGGCATCGGCTCGGACAGTCAGTACTACCTGCTGGCCGACGACTCGGGCCACTACACGGCGGGCCAGTGGATGCGCAAGGCGATCTACGCGGCGTGCCGGCGCGGGTCGGGCTGGATCGGCTGGGAGCGCTCGCTGTCCGGCCTGCGGCGCACCTACCGGGAGACGTGGAAGGCGGTGCGCAAGCAGGCCCGCCTGCTGGACGGCGCGTGGGCGCACATCGCGGCGGCCGACGACCCGTGGCCGGTTCGCCCGGTCGCGGCCGTCGTGGAGGCCGTGGCGGGCGCGCTCGTGGACGAGGAGGACAGCGCGAGCGAGAAGCTGGCCCGCGACGAGCAGCTGCGCGAGATGTGGCCGTGGGTGCCCACGATCCTGTCCCTGCCGCGCGAAACAGGGTTCCCGATCCGCATCGTCAACCCGATCGTGAACAAGCGCCTGCGGGCCGAGATCATGTCACCGCTGGTCGAGGAACTGTTGGTGCACCACGTCGGCCACTTCATGACCCTGGAGCACCAAGCCTGCACGTGGCTGCCGAGCCAGGACAGCCCGGACCGGATGGACGCGTGGGTGCACCTGATCACGGAGCTGTCCCGCTCGGGCAAGGGCAGCTTCACGCCAGCGCCCCGTGCGACGACGAGCACGGGCGCGAGCACCGGCACGGCGATCGAGACGTCCGCACACCGCACCGTGCGGCGGGCACCGATGGGGGCACGCATCTCGACCCGGCCGGGCGGATAGAGCCATGGCGCAGATCAACCGCCCTACGCAGTTCGGTCCGGCGCCCACCCGTCATCAGGTCCAGGCCCTCGACCTCCACGTGGAGGCGCTGCCCGGTATCGGGCTGCGGGTGTCCACGCCCTCGGCACGCGGCTGGGCCGCTGTCGCCCGCAACCCGCACGAGCTGACCCGAGCCATCACGGCCGCCTTCAACGAGGCACAGGTGGCCGCTCACGCCCGGTGGCGGGGCGCTGAGTACGACCTCGCCGCGCTGACCGATGCTGTCGAGGGCGACCCGATGGCGCCGCCACGGGAGCGACGCAGCAGGCGCACACCGGGCGCACCGGGTGTCGGCTGGAAGGCGGGGCAGCAGCGGCCGGACACCTACTCCCCTGCGGACTGGGTGCGGTGCGAGGACGGCCGGTGGCGCTCGCCCGGCGGCCGGCATTATCAGCCGACGAACCCGGTGGTGACGAAGGTGTTGGCGGCGCGGCGGCGACTGGGCCTGCCGGTGGAGTAGCAGGTCGGCGGCTATAGACACACCCCGAACCGGGGTGTAGAGTAGCCCTTACAAGTTCAGAGCGGGCCACACCAGGCGGGCAGCGTCGGATCATTCGACCCGGACCCGCTGCGCCTCACCCCTCCCCCCGCGAGCCGGGAGCCGGGACGGGTTATCACCAAGGGGAGCTTGTTCGCCAGTTAGCAACGGAACCCTGGTCTCGCCCGCTCTGAACTTGCCCGATCCACCGACCCGAGAGGGAAGCACATGAACAGCACGATTGACGGCGTCCGGTCCGGCGACCTGCGTCAGATGGTCGAGAAGCTGACCGCGCAGCAGGCCACCAAGCTGGACCTGGTTGTCCCGGCCGCCAAGCTCCGCACCCGCGACGCGCAGGTCATCGTCGCCGGGCAGGACCTGCACATGGACGAGAACGGCGTCACCGACATCAACGGCGCCTACCGCATGTCCGACATCGCGATCGCACAGGTTGCCGAGCGGGCCGGTATCCCGGTCAAGTACCTGCGCAAGCTGGTCGACACCCGTACCGACCTGGCCGACGCCAACGTCAACGGTCTGTTCGGCGGCAAGTCGATCCGGCGGGCCGACGGCACCAAGGACGAGATCCACCCGGCCGACGGACGCAACTTCCTGCTGCGGCTGTTCCGGGCGCACGACGAGCAGGCGGGCCTGGTCCGCGCGGTGCTGTCCGACAAGTTCGGCATCATCGACCACCTGGACGTCACCACGGCCGTGCTGGAGGGCATCCGGTCGGCGGGCGCCGAGGTCGAGTTCCACTCGTGCAACCTCAACGACTCCAACATGTCCGTCTCGGTCCTGTCCCCGCAGGTCAACGCGCTGGCCCCGAAGTTCCTGGAGGGCTACCGCAACCCGTTCGCCAACCCGAAGCTGGAGGAGGCCCGCCAGTCGATCCAGTCCTGGTGGCAGACGGCGGCGGGCGAGGGGATGGACTACCTGGCCGGTGAGGAGCCGATCGTGTTCGCCGGTTTCCAGTTCGGCAACAGCGAGGTCGGTTCGGGCAAGTTCTACCTCCAGCCCAAGCTCATGATCAAGGTGTGCCGCAACGGTCTCACCCTGCCGGCGTTCGCGGTGTCCAAGGTGCACCTGGGCGCGAAGCTGGGCGAGGGCACGGTGCGCTGGAGCCGCGAGACGCTGGCCAAGGCGCGCGACCTGATCACCAGCCAGGCGAAGGACGCCGTCACTGAGTGAGATGCAGTTCACCGACACCGAGCGCGAGGGCATCTTCGCGCACTTCCTTCAGGGGCGGCAGATGTCGGCGGCGGGCGTGGTCAACGCGATCACCTCGTACTCGCAGACGGTGGCCGACTTTGAGCGGGCCGACGCCCTGGACTCGATGGCGATCACGGCCGGTTGGCTGCTGGCCAAGAGGTAGGCGGTACCGGCGGCCGGGCCACACGGTCCGGCCGCCCGAGGGTGGTAGCTCAAAGGCAGAGCGCGGCAGGCGCCACCGGCAGCGACCGGTATGAACCGAGGTTCCGGGTTCGAATCCCGGCCACCCACTAGACGCACCCCGGACGGGGGCGTAAGATGGTCTCTACCGAGAGAGAGGCGACACGATGTACGAGGAGCAGATAGCCGCCGGAATGATCGAGCTGGAGGACCGGCTCGGCGACGACTTCCACACCAAGATCGACCTGGCCGCGCTGAACGTCGGCGACGGCGACCGTTGCATCCTGGGTCAGCTCTACACGGGTCCGGGACACCACAGCATGAGCGCGTTCTACCTGCACGCTCAGGAGCTGGGCTGGGACGAGGAGCGCTGCGCCGAACTGGGCCTGAACGTCGGCGACGGTTTCAGCTACGGCGATGTCGAGGCGAAGTTCGAGCAGCTCACCGAGGAGTGGGCCGTGGCCCTGCGCGTCCGGACCGAGGCGATGGCCTGATGGCGAAGCAACTCTGGCAGATGTGCCCGTACGGCTGCGGAACCAAGCTGAGCGCCGACACGAACGGCGGCCTGGGCAGGCTGGTCGCACAGCACATGGACCGCTGCAAAAAGAACCCCAACCGCAAGAAGTGACCCGACGCCCGGCCGGAACCCCCGGCCGGGCGTCCGACCGTCAGGAGGACGGATGGAACTGAGCCCGGACGCACAGCAGCTACTGAAGGCGATCGCCGACGAGCGCTCGCTGCTGCTGCAACCGCTGTACGACGAGCTGAACAGGTTGCGGGCCGAGGCGGCGAACGTCATACGGGACGCCGCGCTCAACCGGACCGAGATGGATGCCGTCGGCCGCGCCACCGGAGTCGCACAGGCGTTCGGCCTGCTGTCGGCCGCGCATGTCATCACCGTGGCTGTCCGCAGGGTGGAGGACCGGATGGCGGCACGCCTGATGGCCGAGCCGGAACCCCAGGAGCTGATCAAGCTGGTTGAGGTGCCGGGCGACGTACCGCCGGTCGAGGACATGACGGCGACGCAGCGGAGCGCACTGCTCAACGACCTGCTGCTGGACGCCCTCGGGTACGTCAACGGCGCCGAGACGTCCGCCGACGGCAGCGCTAGCAACGACCTGGCGCACGATCGGTTCGAGGTCGCCCTGGCGTTCGTCCAGTTGATCCGGCAGGCGAGCTGGCCCGAGGGCTACCTGAAGGCGGCCCGCCAGTACAGCAACCCTCAGCGGGCGCATGATGACGACGAGTGACCCGCTGCGCACCGAGATCGTGCGGAACGTGCTACTGAAGGCGATCCTGAGCGAACCCCTGGGGCAGCGGCTGTTTCACCAGGACGCGGCAACCCGGCACCAGATTGAGCTGTTCGTGCGGACCGTGCTGACGGCGGACGCGATGTTCGAGTCCTGGGGCGAGCCGTTCGCCCTCCGGGACCGGTTCGTGGTGGGCATGGCGGACCAGTTCGTACGGCAGCTGGAGTCGGCGCAGGACCTGGACCGGGCGATCCGTGCCGAGGTGCTGAATGGCCTGAGCAAGAATGCGGCAGACCTGCGGCAACGCCTCGGCATGAACATCGCGCTAGACACGCCCCCCGACGGGGTGTAAGGTCGTCCCTACATCCACACCGACCGGGAGGGCCACCATGAGCGTCACCTTCGTACTACTTAGCCAGTCCGACGAGTTCCTGGCCGAGGACCTGGAGATGAACGTCGCCAACGCCAACGCGGGGCACCTGCTGCGGCTGCTGGGCATGGTGGAGCCCGAGGACAGCGACCCGGAGCTGTGCGGCGGGGCGACCCCCGACGAGTTCCTGGGCCGCGTGCGCAACGCGATCCGGTGCAGCATGACGCAGTCCGTCTACACCGTGGAGCGACTGTGTCAGCTGCGGGACCTCGCGGAGCGGGGCGTGAAGATCGACGCGGCCGAGGTGTCCTGGGCCTGACGAGCTACGGCCCGGCCGGGCGGACAAACCCCCGGCCGGGCCGTCTACCGAGAGAGCGAGGGAACGTGAAGGCGCACCGCGTATGCAAGCGCTGCGGCCGGGTCGGCACGCGGCTGTTCCGGCACACACTGGACGGCGTCTACGTGTGCACCAGCCGGAGGGCGTGCGACGAGCGCATCCACCGGGCCGACGTCAAGGCTGGTCCGGCGTATCCGGGCGAGCCGTCCAGGAGGCACTGATGCTGGACATCACCGTGGTCATCCCGACGATCGCGCCCCGATCCAAGCTGCTGGAGCAGGCCATCACGTCGGTGCAGCGGCAACGCCTGTTGCCGGTCAACCTGCTGGTATCCCGCGACCAGTACCACGACGGCGCGGCGGCCACCCGAGCGAAGGGTGTCGAGCAGGTCGAGTCGGACTGGACGGCGTTCCTGGACGACGACGACATGATGCTGCCGTGGCACCTGGAGGCGCTGGCCGCCGCACAGCACCTGACCGGCGCCGACTACGTGTTCAGCTACTACACGGTGATGGACGACCGGGGTGGCCTGCACCCGGAGAATGACCCGCTGGGCCACTTCGGGCGCGTGTTCGACCCGGTCAACCCGACGCAGACCACGATCACGATCCTGGTGCGCACCGAGCTGGCCAAGCTCTACCCGTTCCATGACGCCACGACCGACGTGCCGGCCGGATCGGACGGCAAGCGGCTCAACAGCGGCGAGGACTGGGCCTTCACCCTGGACTGTGTCGAGGCGGGCGCGAAGATCGTGCACGTGCCGATGCGGACCTGGCTGTGGCGCCACCACGCCGCCAACACTTCCGGGCTCCCTGAAGCCTGGTAGATCCACACCCATCGCACCACTGACCGAGAGAGACGACAGACATGAAGCGTTACCTGAAGGCGGCCGTCGCGGTCGCCATCGCCGCGATCCTGGCCCTGATCGGCCTGACCGCGACCTCGTCGGCCGCCGTGACCGGCGAGTCGGCGGCCAGCAACACGGTCCAGATCCCGGTGACCCGGCTGGTCAACACGCCGGGCCACTCGCTGTCCGAGACCAACCCGACCGCCGTCATCAAGGTGGCGGGCGTGGACGGCATCCCTGCGAACGCCACGGGTATCGCAGGCCGGCTGGTGGCCTACCAGGCCGCTGGTGGCGAGTCCCTGGTGATCTGGGATGGCGTCAAGGGCAGCCCCGGTGACGCGACCGTCACGACCGGCCCGACGACCCCGGCCCGCTCGGGTCCGTCGAACAGCTACACCACGGCCCTGCGCAACGGCGCCGTGTCGGTGCACCTGCTGACCGGTGCCGGCAGTTTCCTGCTGGAGGTCACGAGCTACACCCTGCCGACCGACCCGCCCGCTGCGCCGCTCGCAGGCTCGTACTACTCGGTCGCCAAGTACGACGTCGGTGACACCAACGGTGGCGCTGTCGCCACGGTGGCCTGCAAGCTGCCGACCGACACCGCGATCTCCGGTGGCGTGCGGACCCTCGCGGCCGGCACCAACGGCCTGACCAACAACGTCCCGGTCAGCAGCTCGTTCCCCGGTCGGATGGACTGGGCGACCAACACGCCGATCGAGGGCCGCTCGGACGGCTGGATCTTCCAGTTCGGTACCGAGACGGGCGCGGCGCCCAAGTTCGTCACCCTGTACGCGCTGTGCGTGCCCGGCTTGACGATCCCGTTCGACACCACGTTCACCGAGTCCAGCAGCAACTGATCAACGCCGGGGCGGTCGCGTGTCGGCCGCCCCGGTACCCCCTTTGTATATAGCGAGTACCCACCGACCAGAAACGAGAGAGGCCATGACCGCCAACGACTATTGGAACTTCTACACTCCCCCCGCCGCGCCACCACCCAAGCGCAAGCGGCACGTGCTGCGTTGGATCCTGCTGGGCCTGACCGCCGTCGTGATCGCCATCGCCGCCGCCACCTGCGCGGCGGGCGCCAAGGCGGTGTCCGACCTGTCCGAGACGCACTCGATCGTGTACGACGTGACCGGTTCGGTGCCGGGGGCGAGCGTGGACTACACGGCTGACTCGTCGGGCAACCAGGAGCAGCAGGACGTCACGCTGCCGTGGGCCAGCCACTCGATCCCGATGCAGTCCTGGTCGCCGTCTGTCATCGCGCAGGCGAAGGGCACCGGCTCGATCACCTGCCAGGTGAAGGACGACGGCAAGGTGATCTCCACGCACACGTCGCGGGGCGCCGACGTCGTGGTGACCTGCTGATGTACGAGGCACAGCCCAACGGCGTGTTCAGCACACGCAACCGGATGAACGTGGTGCTCACGCCGACGCGGGGCCGACCCGAGAAGGCGGCCGAGCTGATCGACTGCCTCAACGACACGACGGCACGGCTGGATCCGATCGAGCGCACTGGTCTGATCTTCGCGGTGTGCCTGGACGACCCGAGGCTGGACGACTACGTCAAGCTGGCGCACCGCACGACTGACCGGGTGCCGTGGACGATGCGCCTGTTCCGTACCCCGTACGGCGGCCACAAGGGGTTCGTGCACCCGCTCAACCTGATCGCCGGGTCGGCCGAGGACGCACTGGCGTACACGGTGCTGGGGGACGACCACCGGCCGAGGACGCAGGACTGGGATACCACCCTGTTCGGTCGCCTCGTCGGCGCACCCTCGTTCGCCTACGGCGACGACCGGGTGCACGGCGAGGGCCTGCCCACGGCCGTGATGATGTCGACCTCGGTCTACGGCGCGCTGCGCTACATCGCGCCCCCCGTACTCGGACACCTGTACGTGGACAACACGTGGAAGGCGTGGGGCCAGGGCGTTGACCGGCTCACCTACCGGCCGGACGTCATCCTGGAGCACCTGCACCCGCTGGTGGGCAAAGCCGAGGACGACGACACGTACCGGGCACAGCGGCCGGGCGTGGACCAGCAGACCTGGGTGGAGTACTGCCAGCAGCCGTACCGGCGCGAGCTGATCGACGGCGGCCCGGCGTATCGGGAACTGTCCCGGATCGAGACGGACATTGACCTGCTGAAGGGGTGGCGATGACGGGCCAGCGCGTGTACGTCGGGGCGACGTTCGACCTGCTGCATCCGGGCCACATCACGTTGCTGCGGGTGGCGCGACAGGTTGCCGGTCCGGCGGGCCGGGTGTGGGTGGCGCTCAACCGGGACGAGTTCATCGAGCGGTACAAGGGCAGGCGGCCGGTCCAGTCACTGGAGGAGCGGTTCGAGGTCGTCTCGGCTATCCGCTACGTGGATCACGTGATCGTCAACTACGGCGACGAGGACAGCAAGGAGGCGATCGTCCGGGCGGCACCGAGCGTGATCGTGGTCGGCAACGACTGGGCACCGCTGGAGCGGTATTGCCAGCAGATGTCGTTCACCGAGGTCTGGCTGCGGCAGCACGATGTGCACGTGATGTTCGTGACGCGGACGCCGAACGCCAGCTCTCTGCTGCGGGCAAAGTCCGAGTAGACACACCCCGAACAGGGGTGTAGGGTTCTCTTTGTCAGCAACGAGAGAGCGGAGAGCGACATGAGCGCGAAGATCCTGACCGACGAGGACGTCGCCCTGGCGATCAGGGGCCTGCGGGCCGCCGCCGAGGCCACCAAGCGACAGGCCGAAATGACCATCGACACCATCGTGGAGGGCATCAACGGCGCCCTGGCCCTGCACGTCAGCGTCCGGCCGCGCCGGTTCCGCTGCTCGCTGGTCGAGGTCACGGTGGAGCAGGTTGAGGTCCCGGTGGTGCGCCGATGAGGCACGGTTGCGTCTACCTGCTGTTCGTCAGCTTCTGCGCGGTGATCTTCGTCGGCGTGCTGATGTACGTCGCGGAGATCGTCGCGCTGGTCCTGGCCGCCGCTGTCCTCGTGCTCGCCGTCCGCCGCATCGTTATCGGCGTTCGGTACGCGATCCGCCATGACAACCCAACCGAGAGGGGCAAGCACTGATGTACGAGGTGACCATGCGCCGCATCGAGAGTGAGGCGTTTCTGGTCGAGGGGGCCGACCGAACGTGGTCGGCCATCACCAGTCAGAGTCTGTACGTCAGCTTCAAGATCGAGAAGGGGCCATTGGTGCACTACCGGTTCGGCGACGCGCGCAACCTGTTTCTGCCGACCGACCTGGTCGCGAAGTACGCCTGGTCGGTGGGGATGGGTTGGCAATTCTCCAAGGCCAATCTGTCCGGCCTGAAGATCAAGGCGGACGGCACGCCGGGCCGGTCAGTGCGGATGAACGAGGACTACAGCCTGCGGTCGATCGACGCATCGCCGCAGGAGTGGCCAACGGGTGCAGCTCTGGCGATCCGGGCCTGCAAACCGTCGGACAACCGTCCGATCGATATCGTCGCCGCTGAGCAGGTGGCGTGATGGCCAAGCCCGAGACCAAGGCACAGCGCAAGGCGCGGCTGAAGGAGATCAAGCAGACCGAGAACGTGCGGGATGCCCTGAAGGGCGTGCACGACGCGCTCAACGTCCGGTACGAGCGGCAGCCGCCTCGCCCGAGCCGGATCGCCGGATACGGCAAGGGCACCACCAAGCTGTCCCGGTGGGACCGCAAGGGATGAGATCGACAACCAACCGCAATGCGAGAGGCGGCAGCGCAGAGCGTTTGCGCCGCCGCCTCTGGCTGTTGGAGACGTTCGGCGACGGCACCAGTGCGCCCTGCTCGCTGGCTTGCTCGCCACGCTGCGAGGGCGTCGTGACCCTGTCGACCATCACGGTGGATCGCATCGTTCCGGGCCGGCAGGGTGGCACATACGCGCGAGGAAACATCAGGCCAGCCTGCGGGCCGTGCAACTACGCGGAGGGCGGCCGGGCAGGCGCGGCGATCCGACTGGGCAGGCGGGTAGACGCACCCCGAACGGGGGTGTAAGCTACACACATGATGACGAGCCTGACGGAGAGCCAGATGACCGCGCTGCGGTACTACGCGCAGGACGGGGTCCGCACCGGCAAGATGCCGGCCGTTTCCACCGAGCACGCCCTGCTGCGCAAGCGGCTCATCAGCGAGCGGCAGGCCACCGAGGGCGAGAAGCGTGCCGCCGGTCGGGACGTCGCCCTGTACTGGCGCATCACGGAACTGACCGGCACCGGTCGGACCCTGCTGGGCCAGATCACCGAGGCGCCGACCGACGGCCCGAAGATCCCGGACGACCCGTTCGCGGGCATTCCGGGCTGCTGATCCACTGCGGCCGGGCCACCTCGGTCCGGCCGCCTCACCGAGAGGAACACCATGAGCAGGCCGAGCGTCAAGATCGACTGTGTGGCCAGCAACTACCAGGCCCGCGAGGAACGCATCGTGGAGTGGAGCGACCCGGCAACGGGCGCTGGTGGCCTGATCTCGATCCGCACGGTCGACGGCGAGAACGGCCCGGCCACGCTGGTGGAGCTGTACCGCACCGACGGGCCGGTCATCCTGCGCCACGACCGCGCGATGCGCAGGAGCGAGAAGTGAGGCGCCTGCGCGAAGTCCTGCACCTCGTCGCCTGGTGCCTGCTGTGCCTGGTGCTCGTGTCGGCCGCCCTGATCGTCGTCCTCAACACGTCGGTGACGTCCTGGGCGTCCCGGCACACGGCGGTCGATGCCGTGGGAGCGCACAACCAGATCAGCGGCGCGGTGCCTGTTCCGTGCCTGCTGTGGTTCCTGGTGATCGGGGCGATGCTGCTGCTGCCGTTGATCGCGACCGGCGCCCTGCACCGCCCGGAGCGTGCGTGATGGGCGTGCTGATCGAGGTCGACTGGGATGAGGACAGTCGCACGTGGACCGTGTACGCCCGGCCGTCGGCCGAGTCCGACTGGTCCGTGTTCGACGGCACGGAGAGCGAGCTGTCGACGCTGATGAGCTTGGCGCACGACGTCGCGACAGGCGGCTGACCGTGGAGCGCCGGACACGGTGCGAGCGGACGCCCGACAAGATCAAGTATCTGGACGAGGCCGGTGCCCGCAGGGGCGGTATCCGGCGGGCCGACCGGCACCGTGACCAGGGTGGCTCACGGCCATACGAGTGCGACTACCCGGACGGCTGTGGCTACTGGCACAACACCGTGAAGTGGGCGGACCGAGAACCAGCCCCGCGTAGACACACCCCCGTCAGGGGTGTAAGATAGACACCGAACACACGGAAAGAGGGCAGATCGATGGCCACGCAGAAGTCCCGCAACATGGCGAAAGCCAAGGCCAACGGGCAGTCCCGCACCAACCGGCGCAGGGGCACCAAGGCGCGCTACAGCGTGAAGGGAGTGAAGCGGTGACGGACAAGTGGACCGACTCCAAGAAGTCGGGCACCGGCAAGAACAAGGGCCAGGAGAGTCGCAGCGAGCGGCGCAACGGCAGCAAGGGCAGGTAGACCGCAACGGCCGGACGGGACCGAGAGGAGCCCGTCCGGCCGTCACCCGAACGCCACCTGAAATGGCGTGGATCAGATCACCGAGAGGATCACATTATGGCACGTGGAATCGCGATCGTGGCGGACGTCGCCACGTACGTGGAGGAACACCGGGGCGAGCTGATCACCCTCGAACAGCTGCGCGACTACCTGCCCGACGGCGTCAATGACGGCTCGATCCAGCGCGTGATGCTGGAGCTGGTGCGGCGCGACGTCGGACTGGAATGCCTCAACCAGGGCAAGGTGTGGCGGCTGTCGAGCAAGCCGCAGAAGGTCCAACCGGTCGCCGAGCCGGTCGCCAAGGTCACGCGCAAGGCGCCGCCGGTCAAGCTGGTCGCCCCCAAGACGGACGCCTACGGCGTGCCGCTGCGCAGCGCGAACCCGGCCGTCGGCTCGCTGCTGGAGGTCATCGGCACCACGCGCAACGGCATCCTGTTGCGCGACGAGACGGGCGCGGCCTGGTCCGCGACCCGAATGTGAGGAGAGCAATGCAGCCCACCAACGGCGTCCCCCTACTGGGGAAAACGCCCAAGGCGCCCGAGGTCGTCGTGTTGACGATGATGATGCCGACACCGGACGGCCGGAACTTCAACATCGCCTCGGTCGGCGTGCCGATGTCGCTGCTGGCCGGACGGCTCGCCACGATGCAGCAGCAGGCCGACCTCCAGACGTTCCAGCAGAACCTCAACGGCGCGGTCAACGCCGTGATCAGCAGGTACTCGCTGGGCCTGATGGATGAGGCGGTGAGTGATGCTTCAGGGCAAGCCACCGAGTGACCCGACACCCCCGCGTACCCACCCGCTGCTGATCACGGGTATCTGCCTGTTGCCGCTGTCGCTCGCCGCATGGGGCGTCACGGGACAGATCAAGGTGCTGTACGTCGTGGCCGCACTCGCGGTCGTGCTCACGATCATCGGCGCGGCGAGGAGTCCGAAGTGAAGCAGCTACGTGACCGGGCCACCTTCCCGCAGGACGTGCGCGTGGACCTGTACGAGGTGGACGGCACCGACCCGGCGACCCGCAAGTACACGATCCAGGCGTTCCGTCGTGGCACGCAGGTCGACATCTCGACCGGCGACAGGACCCTGGCCAGCGCGGTCAGGACGTACCGACGGTTCATCCGTAAGGCCGAGAAGGGGGAGTACAACCGGTGAGCTACCGCAAGGCGATGATCGCCAGCGCCAAGCAGCAGGCCAAGAACGAGAGAACGCAGGCGGCGGCGGACGCGGCGACCGAACGTCGCGAGCGGCGCAAGGTCGTCAAGCGCGTCACCCGCCGTATCCGGGGCGGCCAGAAGTGCCATTACTGCCGGCGCGAGGCGGCCTGGACCGACAACACGCACGGAGTCAACGTCTGCGACAACCACCGCAACCAGCTGGAGGGCTGACCGCAGCACCCCCATCGACACCCCCCGACGCACCCCCGCGTCGGGGGGTGTCTGCTGTACGATCAACCCCATGACCGAGTCCGTGATCACCACGCCGACCGGCGCGTATGCCTCGTTCTACCCCGCCAGCGTGGTGCTGCCGGACCGGACCGTGTTGCACCGCTGCAAGGTGTTCCTCACCCCGCAGGGCGTGTACGTCTACCGGCAGGCCCCGGTGAAGGCCAGCGCGGACGTGGAGCCTGCCTTCACGGCCCCGATCGACTTCGCCGCCGCCACGCGACCCCTCAACGACGCCCGGATGGGCTACTACCTGCCCGTGGAGGGCGGCACCGTGACGATCACGGGCGGTGGCGGTTGTGGCTGCGGCTCCCGGCTCAAGTACTGGGTACCGGAGTGGGCGCGCAACACGCTGCCGTGGCCGGCATGAACATCCAGGTGCGAGAAGGCGACGTGGTGCACGCGATCACCGGCCGCCGCGTTGACGCTGTCGTGGAGGGCGAGCACTTCGTGCACCTGACGTGCGTCTGTGGCGCGGCCACCGAGGTCGCCGCACAGCACGAGGTGATCTGGTACGCGCTGCACCTCGCCGCGCCCGGTGTCGCCCCCGGTGACCTGTCCGCGATCTACCAGAACGCCGTGCAGGCGGTCGCCGTGGCCCGGATCGAGTGAGCGCCCACCTGGATTGGCTGCACGACCCGGTGTGGCTGATCGTCAACGCGCTGGCCGCCTGCCGGCTGACGAGGCTGTGGACACGCGACAGCCTGCCCCCGCTACCACGCGTGCGGCAGACTGTGATCGACAAGCTGAACGAGGGGCGCGAGAGCGAGCATCCGGCGACCGCCCTGGTGGACTGCGCCTGGTGCATCGGGTTCTGGATCGGAGCGGGGGTGGTCGCGATCATGAGCGTGATCCCGCACGTCTGGCCGATCGTCGCCGTGCCGCTCGCCTTCAGTACCGTGACGGGCTGGCTGGCCAGCCGGGACGTGGAGTAGCCGATGACCGTGGCGCTGCCCAACACGCACCCGCTGAAGCGCAAGCCGACCCTGCTGCGCGCCTCGGGTGCGTTCATCGACACCCGCGACCGCGAGTCGCTGCGCCTGCTCGTCGGCACCAAGCAGGTCTGGCAGACCGACTCGTGGGTGTACCGCGACCTGATTCCCGAGCTGAGGTTCGCCGGCAAGTTCATCGCCAACGCCATCGGCCGCGTCAAGGTCATCGGTGCCGCCACGTCGACGGACAGCGACGACCCGGTGCCCTTCGCCAAGAAGCCTGACGGTGTGTCGGACGAGCTGATGCAGGCCGTGGAGGATGAGCTGGCCCGCCTGCCACTCGACTCCGGTGCCGACTTCCAAGGCAAGATCGCCGAGAACTTCGACCTGACCGGCGAATGCTGGCTACACGGCTACACCGACCCGCTGGGCAGGGAACGCTGGGAAGTCCTGTCCGTCGATGAGGTCCGCATCGCGGCCGACGGCGGCATGTTCCTCGTCAACGGCAAAGGCCAGATCCGCCACCAGGTCGACCCGTCCACCGAAGACATGCTGCGGCTGTGGCTACCCCACCCGCGATACAGCGACTTCGCCGACGCCCCCATGCGCGCCATGCAGGACCTGTGCGGCGAGATCGTGCTCAACGGCCGCGAACGCCGCGCCGTGCGCCGCTCCCGTGCCGCCGCCAACGGCATCCTGCTACTCCCGGACGGACTGTCCCTCCAGCCCGCCACCCAAGCCGACCAGGAACAGGACCCGGACGAGGACGGGTTCATGGCCGAGTTCACCGCCGCCATGCTCGCCCCGATCAACAACGAAGGCGAACCCGGCGCCGTCGTGCCCATGGTCATCAAGGGCAACACGGAAGACCTGGCCGGCGTGCGACACCTCCAGCTGGTCCGCGACGACAACACGAGCCTGCTGGCCGCCCTGGACAACGCGCTCCAGCGCCTCGGCACCGGCCTGGACCTGCCGCCCGAGGTGCTGTCCGGCATCGGCGAGACGAACCACTGGACCGGCGCGCAGATCGACCTGAACACGTACCGTTACCACATAGACCCACGTGTCCGAAACATCGTGGACAGTTTGACCGAAGGCTATCTGTGGCCCCGGTTGATCGCCCGCAAGCAGTTTGACCTGCAAGAAATCGCCCTCGTGCGGGTGTGGTTCGACGCCGGCAACCTCACAGAGAATCCCAACCGAGCACAGGATGCGAAGGACGCACACGACCGCGTCGTCATCAACGACGATGCGCTGCGTGACGCTCTGGGCTTCAGCGAGGAGGACGCGCCGGACGACAAGCAGGTACTGCGGCAGCTGCTGATGAAGACCGGTATGGACCCGATCACGGCCGCGCAGCTCATTCAGCGCGTGTTCGCGCCCGGCCAGGACGTCCTCACCCCGGCCCGCACCACGGTCACGATCGAGGAGCACGAAGGACCGAAGGGCCTGGAGCCGGTCACGCCGCAGACCGGGCAGGGCACGCCCACCAGCGGCAACACGGCTGGCGAGGCGCCACCGAGCAACACGCCTGCCCCGCCGCCCGGCCTGTCCGACCTCGGTCGCCGCGAGTGGGCGCTGGCCGTGATCGGGATGACGCGCGACGACATCCCGGCCGTGGGGACAGACACGCTGAGCAGCATCGCGGACGCCTTGACGGCGGCAGGCGGCTACCACACCACCGAGGCGGACTCGGCACGCCTGGTGGAGATCGAGCGTGCACTGCGGGACCGGCTGATCGTGGCCGCCGAGGACGCGATTGAGCGGGCGCTGGAGAAGGCGGGCGCCCGTGTCCGGTCCAGTGTCCAGCGCACCCCTGAGCTGCGTGAACGTCTCAAGGATGCGGATGCCGCGAGCTTCGCCATGCTGATCGGCGAGGCCGAACTGGCCAAGCGGGGCGTGGACCTCGCGGCGCTGTTGACGGGTGCGTTCGAGGCGCTGCACGCGAAGTGGCTGACGTGGACGTCGAACAGCATCCTCCAGTTGTCGCGGGCCGTGGCGAAGCTGCTGGGCCTGAAGGGCGACGAGGCGCGCAAGGTGTCTGACCACGTCAACGAGGCGCTGGCGGCCCGTCAGGAGCGTGGCTGGTCCCGGCTGGAGTCGAGGCTGCGCGAGGTCGCACAGCAGCGCCTGTACCACCCGTCCGGCGAGAGCCGTGGCGAGTCCAAGGCGGCACTGGTGCCGCCGGGCGTCGTCCGGGCCGCACTGGCCGAGGTCGGCGGCGTGCTACCGGGCAGTGGTGGCGCCACCGAGAAGGGCGGCAGTGCCGCGAACGATGGCGTGCCGGCCGGTGGACTGGTCGGCGAAACCGTCATGTCCACCGTCGCTGACCAGGGCGGACAGCAGTTGGGCTATGAGTGGGTGTACGGCATCACGCCGACGCCTCGCGAGTTCGAGCCGCACGAGAAGCTGGACGGCGCACGGTTCGGCGGATGGATGGACGAGCAGCTGAACACGAGGCTGTCGCCCGGCTACGAATGGGTGGGGCCGTTCTTCCATCCTGGCGATCACGACGGCTGCATGTGCGACTACGTGCCCGTGTGGGCGATCCCGGAGTACCGGGACACCCGAGAGGCCCTTCAGGTCGACAGCGGCCAGATCAGCGGCGACCGCATCCTGGCGGCGACGGACGAGGCGGCCCGACGCAGTGGCACGGTGGCGCAGGGCAACGTCGCGGAGCGGGATCGCATCGTGGCGTTGCAGCAGCGGTTCCTGGATCGGAACCCGGCATGAGGACGGCGAGCACCGTATACGGCGCGCTACCGTATACGCATGACAGCGCGCATTGTGACACCCGTTCGACTGTCGGCCGAGGGTGTGGACTACATGGACAGGCTGGCCGAGAAGTACCAAACGACCAGGTCAGAGGTCATGCGGGTCGCTCTCAACTGGGCGACGAGGCAGGACGACTTCCCGCAGCAGGTGGACGAGAGGGCCGTCAGGCGTATACGCAAGTAGTCGCTGGTCAGGCCCACTGTTCGACCGTATACGTATGGCCCATATCCACGGGCCGAGAGCAGGCGAACTGATGGAGAATCAGCACCGAGCGATCAAGGGCTACCGCGACCTGAGGCCCGCAGAGATCGACGCCATGAACGCCGTCAAGGCCACTGAGGCCGAAGTGGCGACGCTGTGGCGCGCGGTCGCGGGTGAGGACGAGATCGACGGCCGGTGGCTGGCGATCGCCCGCACCCACTTCCAGGAGGGCTTCAGCGCGCTCGTGCGCTCGATCGCCCAACCAGCCGACCCGTTCAACAACCCGGAGGAATGATGGCCACCACCGCCAAGGTCAGGATCTACGACCGGCAGCCGTCCGGCGACGGACAGACCACGCTGCACTTCACCGCCGACTACGCCGACGGCGCCAACAAAGAGTGGGCGAAGTACACGCCCGGCCTGTCCCTCACGATGACCGTGAAGGACGAGGTCCTGTCGGGGTTCGAGCAGGGCAGCTACACCCTCACGTTTGAGCCCGTGGAGGACTGATGGACAGCGTCTCGACCACCAACACCATCCTGATCATCGTGGCGATCCTGCTGCTGCTGATCCTGATCGTGCACCCGTGGAGGCCGTTCCGGTGAACCGCACGGCGCACGTCGCGATCGGCAACAGCGACGACAAGCTGACACAAGAGCGCTGGTCGACGTTCGTCACCGACCTGGAGCTGGTTGTGCTGGCCGTCGGCGTGCGCCTGCACGGCACCTGGAGCAGCATGTCGACCTCGGTCTACCAGAACGCCTGCGTGGCGTTTGAGATCGAACCGGCCCGCGAGGACGACCTGCGGGCCGCACTGTCCGGGCTACGGCTGAAGTACGGGCAGGAAGCCATCGCTCTGAACCTGTCCGAAACGGAGCACATCGTATGACCGAGCCACTGCACACGGGCGGCATGATCGCGCTCGTGCCGAGCAACGACAGCCTGGTGAACCTCGTCGTGCCCGGCGGCGACCCGGTCACCGAGCTGCACCTGACGCTCGCCTACCTCGGTGACGACGTCACCGACTGGGATGCGGACACGGTGGCGGCACTCCAGAACATCGTGCACTGCCTGACCAACTGGTCCTACGACGTCGCACAGGGCCAGGCGCAGGCGGCGGCCGACGGCGTGCCGTGGGCACCGCCGGACCTCAGCAGTGCCTACTTCGGCCCGGCACAGCGCGGCCCGATCGAATGCGCCATCTTCGCGCACGCCGTGTTCAACCCGAACGCCACCGAGGACGGTGCCGGCCCGGACGAACCGGCGACCGTGTACCTGATCGACGGCAGCGGCGGTCGGATGCAGTTGGAGGAGCTACAGCAGATCGTGTGTTACAAGGCGAAGGACGCCTTGGGCTCGATCGAGTTCCCGCAGCAGCACACCCCGTTCGTCCCGCACGTCACGGCGGGCTACAACCTGCCGATCACGGCCCTGTCCTACGCAGGCCCCGTGACGTTCGACCGCGTCCGGGTCGTGATCGGCGACACTGTGACCGACTACCCGATGGTGGCGCCCGAGGAGGCACCTGACATGACCAGCAGCATCGTGGCCGACGCCAACCCTGGCGACCTGTCGCCCGAGGCCGTGGACGCGGCCGTGACCGACGGCGTGCCGGTGACGTTCCCCGTGCTGGCCGTGGAAGGTCTGGCCACCAGCGACCACCGCTACATTGAGCCGGGCGCCTTGTCGCACCGCGCGCTGCCGATCCCGGTCCTGGCGCAGGTCACGAACGGCGGCCAGGGTGGCCACAGCGGCGCGGCCGTCGTGGGCAAGATCGCGGAGATGACGCGCGTGCCCGGCCCGGACGTCGTGGACAAGGAAACCGGTCAGCCGTTCCCTGAGAACACGTTCGTGTGGTCCGGCAAGGGTGAGCTGCACCCGGACGCCGAGGCGACCGACCTGGCCCGGCGCGGCTACCTCACCGGCAACAGCATCGACCTGTCGGACATGGACGCCGAGTACGTGATGGAGGACGTGAACGAGCTGGGCGAGGGCACCGAGTCGCTGGTGGTGCACGGCGGCAAGATCGCCGCCACCACGCTCGTGCCGATCCCTGCGTTCGCACAGGCGTACGTCGTGCTGGACGGCCAGGAGCTGTCCCCGGCGACCGACAACGTGGCGCTGGCGGCGAGCGCGTGGCGCTCCAGCGAGGTCGGCGACGAGGGATGCCTGCTGTGCGAGCTGCTGGCCAGCGGCGAGGAGTTCGATGACGACGGCTACGCGGTGAAGGAAGCACCCAACGCCGACAAGAGGGCCAGCGCCCTCAAGAAGGGGCAGGCGCTACCACCCGCGAAGGGCAAGCCGGCTGGCAATGCGCGCTACCCGATTGAGAACGCTGGCGACCTCACCAAGGCGATCCGGGCGGTCGGTCGCGGCAAGGGCGACCACGACGCGATCCGCAAGTACATCATCGGTGTCGCCCGCAAGCTGGGCCTGTCCAAGATGATCCCGGACAACTGGGGCAGCGACGGCAGCGTCAAGGCCACCACGGCCGCTGGCGTGCCCGAGTTCCCCGCGTTGAGCGACTTCGCCAACCCGAAGCTGTCCGAGCCGACGGCGCTCACCGTGGACGACGACGGCCGCGTGTTCGGCCACCTCGCGACGTGGGGCACCTGTCACATCGGGTTCGCCGGACAGTGCGTCACGCCACCCCGCAACCATTCGGACTATGCCTACTTCGGCACCGGCTCGGTGCGTGCCCGCGACGAGGCCGGTGAGCTGCGCAGTGTCGCCGTCGGGCACATCACCCTCGGCACCGGTCACGCCTCCACCAGCCTCGCTGCCGCGCCTGCTGCGGCTCACTATGACAACACCGGCACGGTGGCGGCCGACATCGCGGTCGGCGACGACGCGCACGGCATCTGGTTCAGCGGTCGACTGCGCCCGGACGCCGACGCGGCACAGGTGCGGGCACACGCCCTGTCCGGCGACTGGCGGCCCGTCAGTGGTCGCCTCGAACTGGTGGCGGCGCTCGCCGTGAACGTGCCCGGATTCCCGGTGCCGAGGGCGCGTGTCGCGTCCGGCGAGGTCATGGCGCTGGTTGCGGCCGGGGCCGTGCAGCAGGTGCACCCGAACACGAAGGGCGCCACGAAGAACGACGACGTGGGCACGCAGATCGGCGCGTCGGTGATCGAGTACCTGCGACAGGCCGGTATCCAGTTGCCGCAGACGGACGAGGAGACCGAGGGCGGCGACGCGGCCGGTACCGGCGCCCTGTCCGACGAGGACCGGCGCAACGCAGCCCTGCGTGACCTCGCCCTGGCGGCACTCCCTTTCGGCTGAGCCCGGCAGGCTCGGGTGAGTTCGTCGGGCCGAAGGGCTACGTGCACGGCTGGATCAAGGTGGGCGACAAGAGCCACCCAAACGTGGAGAGCGCGGCCAACAGCCTCGCGTCCAAGGACAAGCCTCGGGACGCGCTGAAGTCCACGTCCACCGGCCACCTGCACGCCCTGGACAAGGAACTGGCCCGTCGCGCGAGCCTGCTGGGCAAGCCGGGCGCCAAGTCCAAGGCGCACAAGGCGGTGCTGGCCGAGATCGCCAGTCGCGGCGTGAAGGCGTCCGGTGAGCCCGAGCACGTCATGCTCACCTACCAACTCACTGCCGAGGACGTGGCGGGCACGGACCGGCCGACCGGCTGGGCCTACTCGTGCACCTGCGGGTATGTCGACGTCGGCGGCTACGCGGACGAGGACGAGGCGGACGCGGCGGCCGACCTGCACGAGTGGTTGGGCGGCGGCGACGACGGCGACAAGCTGGCCGACCTGTCCGAGGCGCAGTTCCTGTCTCGTTTGCAGATCGGTCGGGGGTCGAAACTCTGGCTTTACTGGACAAAGGGGAAAGGAACTGCGCGTTGGATGGGGAGCGCCAATCCCTGGACCACATTGCGGGACGCGCTGCTGAAGGAAGGCGTGCCGGCGGGGCAGTCGAATGGGCTGGCCACGAACATCATGCTGGCCACCCCGGCGGGCAGGGCGCTGTTCAAGCAGCATCATCGAGGCAAAGCGGCATAGACACACCCCTCTCGGGGGTGTAAGCTATCGGTATGACCAAGAGCGAGATCAAAGCCCGAGTCGCCGAGCTGCGCCGCATCACCGACACCGGTCGCACCGCCACCGCCTTCCTGTCCTACGACGAGGGCAACGGCCAGGAGGACCGCGACGCCAAGGTGTTCGCCGTGGACGCGGCAGGCTACCTGGACTGCAAGGAGTTCTCGGGCAGCGAGTTCACCGTGCACGTCAGCGAGCTGATCGAGGTCGGCCAGGTCGCCGCGTACTGATTCACGATTCACGAATCACCGACCAAGGAGTACCCGTGCACACCTTCCTGACCGATGCCGCCTGCGCGATGGGCGGCCTGTGCGCCACCTCGCTCGCCTCGCTGGCGGTCGTGAGCGCGATCCACCCGGACTACGGCAACGGCTACGGGCCGGGTATCGCCGTGCTGGCGATGGTGTCCAGCCTGTCCGCCGTGCTGTTCGTCCTGCTGTTCGTCGCCCGGCTGGGTGGCGCGGAGAGGAGTGCGAAGTGACCGACGAGGAGAAGGCGCGCAAGGAGGCGCAAGCCAAGATCGACAAGGCCAAGGCCGATCAGGCCGAGATCGACAAGGCGGTCAAGGAGTCGATCGCGAAGCAGAAACGAGGTGAGCAGCCGAGGTAGACACACCCCCGCGAGGGGTGTAAGCTACAGGTACACCGACCGAGGGAGCACCCGATGAGGACCTACCGCATCCACTTCACCGACGCGAAGATCAACGGCGGCGAGCTGACCTACGTGGACCTCGGGTCCGCCAAGGCCAACGGACCCGAGGCCGTCACCGAGGCGCTGAAGTCCCGTCGGCCCCACGCCGAGATCAAGGAGGTCAACGCCCTGTAAGCCCCCGCCGGGCCGCTCCACACCGGAGCGGCCCGGCCTTCTCGTTCCGAGAGAGAGCGCACCATGCACAGAACCCTGCTGATGTGGATCGGCGGCATCACGGTCCTGCTCATCCTGATCGCGCACCCGCAGATCATCACCGACCTGGCGCACGCCTTCACCGACACCGGCAGCGCCGTGAAGGCATCGGTGAGTCACTGATGCCCATGCTCATCGTGTCCGGCACGCAGGACGACTCGCCCGTTCGGCGCGTCCTGGAGGCCAACCTGCACCCGGAGGTCGTCACCTTCACCAACGACCCGTTCAGGATCGCCGACGCCCTGGTCGACGGCGCCGTGCTCGGCTATGCCGACTCCGCGCTGGCCGAGGCGTGCACCGGTCGCGGCATCGAGTTCACCGCAGCCCGCCGCAAGGTGGTGCTGGCGTTCGCCTGGCGGCCCAACCCGGACGAGGGGCCGGACATGGTCGCACAGGCGGGCATTGTCCTGAAGGCGGACGCGATCCTGGACCTCAACTACCCGGCGGCGATCGAGTACCTGCGCAAGATGCTGGTGGAGGTCTGATGCCGATCGTGCTGGAGATGCCGCACGAGCCCTGGCTGCTGCATCGTTGGCGCCTGTTCGCCAACTGGCTGTGGTGGCAGTGGCTCGCGGTACGCGGAAAGAGGCCCTGATGGCCGACTGCGGCAACTGCAAGCGCGGCAACCACAAGGCGTGCATGGGTGGCTCGTGCTCGTGCCTGGTGCGCAAGCACTACCCGGCACGTGCCCGCTACCACGTGCGCCGCTACGGCACCGACCAGTGGCGTATCCGCGACCGCGACCACGACGTGTGGGCCGGGACGCCGTACAAGACCAAGCAGGCGGCCGACGCCAAGGCCGCCCAACTCAACGCGCTACCGAGGAGATAGCTGGTGAGCGAGATACCCGACGCCGTGTTCCCGTTCGTCCGGCAGTGCGGCTACTGCAAGGCCGACATCGTGTGGGTGGTCGAGACGAAGGGCAAGAAAGAGTCGCGCATCCCGGTCAACGCGACCCCGTCGGCCGACGGCAACATGACGCTGACCGCGCAGGGCCGCAAGCTGGTGATCGGTCGACCGACGAAGCTCGCGGCCGAGGCGATGGTCAAGGCGGGCGTGCCGCTGTTCCGCCGGCACGCCCTGACCTGTCCGCACGCACACCGCTGGTCGGCGAACACCACGGGTGCCGGGTTCGCCTCGCGGCAGCCCAACGGCTCCAACCCGATCCGGCAGGCCCATCCCGGCCACGCACCGGCCCGCAAGGAAGACCAGCGTGGCGTCCGCAAGTCCGAGAGGAACTGACATGGCGAAACACCGCAAGGAAGACAAGCGCAAGAGCGAGCCGTGCACGGGCGGCGTGGACTGCAAGGCCAAGCGCGGTGACCACACCGGTCACTGCCTGTCCCTGGAGGTGCAGCCACATTGAGCCGCAAGGAGAGCCGCGACCGGGCAGACGTCGTGTTCGCCACGCTGTCGCCGCGCGCCCGCAACCAGCTCGCGAAGCTGGCCCTGCGGGTCGCGGCGGCCGACGGCGGGGGCGCCTACCTGACGTCCGACTACCAGACCGAGGCGCTGGCCCTGTTCGGCAGCCTCGCTCCCACGATGGCGAGCGAGCTGAGCGACCTGTTGGGCAAGGCGCAACCGCTGCTGGCCGCTGCACATGAAGTGAAGCTATGAACCGGTGGCTGGTGAACGACGAGGAGTCGTTCATGATCCGCACGGCGATCAAGGCGTCGGTCGCCCCGATCGGGCTCGTGCACTGCACGATGAACGAGTTCGCGGGGGCCACGCCCGAGACGCCGGACGCCTGGAGCATGGATCACGCCCGCCGGGTGCTGTGGAGCCTCATGTGGCACTCGTCGGTGTACGACCCGCTGGATTCAGCCCGGTCGGTGCTGTGGGAGTTGGCCACGTTCATCGACTCGATCACAGGCGAGCAGACCACGATCGAGGTCGATGACGGGCAGGCGGACCACGACCGGCTGGCGTGCGGGCACACGCCCGAGGAACACGCCACCATGTTCCACTTCCAGACCCGCCACACCTTCCTGGAGTGCAGCATTCGTGGCGACCTGGACGGCGCCCTGCGGGTCGTGGATGCTGTGGCAGCCGAGGCAACGGACAGGAACGAGGCGTACAACGAGGCCCTGCTGATGGGGGCACACGTGCTGGCGACGATCGCGGAGAGCCTGCACGACCACGGACACGAGGAGACGCACTGATGTCGATCTGGCTGCTGATTGCGCTCGCTGCCGCTGTACCGGCCGCGTGGTTCGGTGGACTGCTGCGGGGCGAGTCGCACGTGTACGGCTCACACAGCACCGCAGTACCGGACTCCAGACGGTTCGCCGTGCCGAACACGGCCCTGGAGTACAACGTGGCGACCGGCCGGCACGAGATCAAGGCGGGCCACGGGCGGCACCGCACCGAGCGGGACGGCACGCAGTGGCTGACCCTGGGCGAGCAGCCCAAGCGCGAGGACGTGTTCGTCAACGCGTGATTCCCCGCGACACACGCAACACCCCGGACCAGGGCGTGCTCCCGTGCTCTACTCTGATCGACAGAGGGCACGGAGAGCACGCCTAGCGACTCACCGTCACGGCACGCCTAGCGGCCAAGAGCCCACCGAGTAGACGTGATCCGATGACGAGGAGAGCTGTCCCGATGGACATCACGCAGATCCTCGCGAGCCTGGCCGAGGCGTCCGACGCCGACCTCCAGGGCGCGCTGGACTTCATCGCCGAACAGGCCAAGCCGCTGCGCGAGGCAACGTCCCGCGAGGACGTCGACCAGCTGGTGGGCTACGCCGATCAGGCCAAGCAGGTCAAGGCCGAGCAGGACCGGCGCACCGCGCTCGCCGACGACAAGGCTGCCGCACTGGCCGCCCTGCCCGAGGGCAAGACCGAGGCGACCGACGGCGACCTGGCGACCAAGCCGACCGGCGGCCCGAAGGGCGACCCGATCGACGGCGACACCGATCAGGACAAGGCCGAGGCCAAGGGCCAGAAGACCGCCCCGTCCTCGACCGGCGCGAAGGGTGGCGCCACCACGGCCGCCGGTGCCCCGCTGGGTGCCGCGACCGCCGCACGAGGCGACCAGGGCGCGTCCGCCAACGCCGGCACGATCACCGCCACCCGCACGCTGTCCGCCGAGGTCCGTGGCTTCAACATGGGCCAGCAGCTCGGTCGGGAGCAGATGGCAGCGGCGATGGCGACGCGCATGAACGACGTGTTCACCCCGGACCGGGGCGGCGCATCGGCCGACGGCGCGAAGCACCACGTGGTCAGCTTCAACCTGTCCTACCCGGAGGATCGGGTGCTGAGCAGGGACGCCACCTGGACCGACAACACGCGCAAGATCGAGGCCGGTCAGGACCCGCAGGCGATCACGGCGGCCGGTGGATTCTGTGCCCCGCTGGAGATCATCTACGACATCGACACGATCGGCGTCACCGACCGGCCCGTCATGAACGCCCTCAACCGCTTCCAGGTGGAGCGCGGCGGCATCCAGTACCGGCCGCCGTTCGACGCGCTGGGCAGTGACGTCCTGGGCGAGTCCGGTCACACGGGCGGCCTGGGCATCTGGACGGCGGCCGACGACGCCTCGGTTCCCAATCCCCCTGACGACTCGGTCGTCAAGGGCTGCGCGGTCGTGGACTGCCCCGGCCTGCTGGCCGCCTCGGTCTACAGCACGTACCTGTGCATGGAGTTCCCCAACTTCACCTCGCGGTTCGACCCGGAATGGGCGGACGCCACCACGCAGGCGGCACTGATCGCGGCGGCCCGGTTCATGGAGAACCAGCTGCTGACTCGGCTGCTCAACGGCTCCACCGACGGCACGCAGACCGGTGACCCCGGCAGCAAGCTGCTGATCGGGCCGGGCACCAACTTCAACTGGGTGGCTCCCGGCGCGGCGGCCGGTCCGTCCGTGTCCAGCGCCCGCGACATGCTGGTGACCCTGGACCGCTCGGTGGCCTACTACCGGAGCAGGCACCGCCTCAACGACGTCGTGCCGCTGACCTTCATCCTGCCTCGCTGGGTGCGCGAGCTGATCCGGGCCGACATGACCCGTGGCTTCGCACTGGACATGGCGCAGATGGCGGTCGCGAACGCCACGATCGACGGCTGGTTCGCGGCCCGAGGCGTCACCCCCGTGTGGCACCTGGACGGCTTGGCGCAGACGCAGATCGGCGGCACCGCCAACGTGATGCCGCAGCAGTTCTACGACAACGCGGCGGCCGGTTCGCAGGTCCCGGAGTTCCCGCAGGTCGTGGACACCGCCCTGTTTGCCACGGGCGACTGGCTGTACCTGGACGGCGGCGTGCTCGACCTGGGCCTGGTCCGGGATAGCGTGCTGAACGCCCGCAACCGGTACCGGACCTTCACCGAGTCGTTCGAGGGCCTGGCGTTCCGGGGCATCGAGTCGCTGCGCCTGGGCATCGTGACGGGCAAGCCGTCGGGTGCCACGGTCGGCACGATCTCCCCGCAGTTCATCAACTCGTGATCAGGTCCCGGCCGTGCGCTGCCCCGAGGCGCACGGCCGGTCCCGGTCCACGAGCCGATGAAGGGAGGCGAGCATGACCGGACCACAGCCGTCGAACGTCGTGGCGGGCCAGTGGTTGCCCGTCTACGGCCCGCAGGCGGCCACGAGCAGGATGGGCCTGCTGGCATCCGCCCGCCGTCCGCCGACGCCCGACCTGCACTGGACGGGTGGCTTCGCGTGGCGGCCCGAGACATGCCTGGAGATCCAGGGTTTCAACCGGTGCGACGACATTGAGTCGCTGCCGGCCGAGGCCAGTGACGACATCGTGTACTACCAGCCGACCGCGTTCCGGGTCGACCGGTCGTGCGCGATCCGCACCTACCGTGACGTGGACATTGACATCGTGCGGCGACAGGCGGACGCGGGTACCGACTACGCCGTGTCGCACGAGCTGTGGACCGGCACGGAGTCGGCCGCTGTTCCGTTCGTGACGCCGACCGGCGATCAGGTGGTCAACTTCGCGCTGGCCGACTCGTCCGCCACCGACGTCACGCCGACCGTCGGCACGCCGATCCCGTCGCCAGCCGAGGCGTTGGGGCTGATCGAGCGGGCCGCGATGGAGGCCAGTCGCGGCCAGCAGGTCATGATCCACTGTGACTACCTGGTCGCCGAGATGTCGCCGTACAACTTTCACACCGTCGGCGACATGGTGTTCACCGAGCGCGGCAACATCGTGGTCGCGGCCAGCGGCTACGACGGCAGCGGGCCGGACGGCAGTGCAGCGGCGCCCGGCACGTCGTGGATGTACGCGACCGGCGTCGTGGACGTCCGGCTGTCCGATATCGACGTCATCACCGACCCGGTGCAGACGATCGACCGGGCAACCAACATCCGCACGATCTGGGCGCAGCGGTACTTCGCCGCCACGTTCGACCCCTGCGTGCACTTCGCCGCGCTGGTTGCTACCACGGCCCTTGGCTGAACAGGAGAAACGCTGATGTATGACGGTGCAGGAACCCTGTTCGCACTGGGGTTCCGTACGACGCAGCTTGACGAGGCCGGCAACCCGGTCCAGGGCACCGAGACCTGCTACGTGACCGACTCGCTGGTCACGATCTCGACCGGCCTGGACTACACCAAGCCGTCCGTGGTGACGCAGACCAACGGCGCCGGCATCACGTGCGTGTCCTACGCGGCGCCCGCGTCGCTGACCGGCGCGCACATCGCCAGCTTCCAGCTCTGTGTGCCGGACCCGATCGCCTTCAAGTTCCTGCTGGGCGGCGACCTGCTGATGAACCAGCAGGATGTCGAGGTCGGCTGGGCCGCGCCCGAGATCGGCTCGGTGCCGAACCCCAACGGCCTGTCGCTGGAGCTGTTCACCAGGGCGGTCACGGACGGCTCGTTCGCGGCCGTGGACCCCTACTTCTGGTGGGTGTTCCCGCGCTGCATGAGCTTCCAACTGAGCGCGGACAGCAAGTTCGAGGCTGCCTCGTCCGCGCTGCCCGAGTTCACGGCGGACGCGCAGCAGAACCCGAACTGGGGCGCTGGCCCGGACGGCAACTGGCAGTGGCGCAGCGACCGCGTGTGGCAGTACGCGCGCGTGGCGGAGATCCCGGACCTGACCCGTGGCTACCGTCCGGTAGCGGCGCCGCCTACCCCGACCGGCATCACCATCACGCCTGCCGTGGTGTCGGTGCCGATCGACGGCGAAACCACGCTGGAGGCGGACGCCGCCTTCACCGACGGCACCAGTCGGGACGTCACCGGCCAGGCGGACTGGACCAGCTCGGCACCCGGCACGGTCGTCGTGGGCGCGAACGGCCTGGCGCAGGGCGTCACGGCCGGCACCGCGACGATCACCGCGCAGTACGGTGGGGCGTCGGGTACGTCGCAGGTCGTCACGACCGCCACCTGATCGGAAAGGGTCGCCCATGAGCACGCCAGCGCAGACTTCCCCCTTGCTGTGCGCGCCGTGGGCGACCCTGGACGACGTTCCGCCGCCGGTCGTCGCGAAGCTGGCCGAGGTCACCCCGGCCGACTGGGCGCGGCACCTGCTGGCATCGTCCGAGCTGCTGTTCATGCTGTCCGGCCGCCGCTGGCTGGGCGAGGGTTCGTGCAGCGAACAGGCGATGCTGCGGGCGTGGCCACCGGGCGCCGGACAGGGCTCGTGGCCGTACAAGCAGGTGTGGGGCCGTTGGGGCTGGTGGGCGTTCACGAGCCTGTTGGACACGTGGGCGATGCCGCCGCTGAACTGGTTCACGGCGACAACCCTGCGACCGATGGCGATCCAGCTGCCCCGCGACTCGATCACGGCCGTCACCGAGGTCACCGTTGACGGAACCGTGCTCGACCCACAGTTCTACCGACTGACGGGCGCCGGCTGGCTGGAGCGACTGGATCATCAGCCGTGGGAGCTGGGCATCCACGACGTGGTGATCAGCTACACGTTCGGCAAGCCGCCGCCCGAGGGTGGCGTGCAGGCTGTGGTGGCGCTGGCCACGGAGTTCGCGAAGGACTCGGTGGGCCTGCCGTGCAAGCTGCCGCAGCGGGTCACGAGCGTGACTCGCCAGGGCATCAGCTTCCAGGCGATCGACCCGATGACGTTCCTGCCGCGCAACCAGACCGGCCTGTACCGCGTGGACCTGTGGTTGCAGGCGGTGAATCCGGGCGGCCGGTCCAAGCGGGCGACCGTGTGGAGCCCGGACCTGCCGCGTGCTATTCACGGCGCCCCGTAGCGGGGTCTAAGCTGGGCGTATGCAGCCGTCCAGCCATCCGTTTACGCCCGCCGTGCCGCTCCACGCACAGCCGGTCGCGACGATCGAGCCCGCGAGCACGCCGGAGAGCACCGAACCTGAGGCGCCCGGTATCGATCCCCCGGCGGACCCGGACGAGGGCGCAGACGACCGCCTCGCTGCCGCTCTCGCTGCCCTGGACGCGGCACAGGTGAAGCCATGACAGACGTAGTGCCGGATCTCGCCACGGCCGGACAGGGCCTGCGGGTCGACCTGCTGGCCGCCGATCTCCTATCCGCCGTAGTAGCCCACTTCGCGGCATCCGACCGGCCGCTACCGGAACGCCGGTACGTGTCCGGCGGCGAGCCGACCGCCGTGGCGTGGGACTGCGAACAGCTCACGGTGACGATCCAGGGCATCGGCTGGGGCGTGGCCGAGGAGTCCTACCCGGTGACGATGCAGGCCAACAACAGTCGGGGCCTGGCGCAGCGGCACGTCGTATACGACGTTGAGCTGGTGCGCTGCACGCCGGACACCTCCACGATCCGTGACGGCGTGCCGGACATGGACACGCTGAACGCTTGGGGCCTGGGCATCCTGCGCGACATGGGGCTGCTGTCACAGGCCACCGTGGCGTTCGGCAACACGCTGCGATCCAAGGGCGCCGTGGTGCGGCCCGGCATCGTCAACCCGGCCGGTCCGTCCGGCGGGTTCGTCGGGGCCGTGTGCCAGTTCTACGTCTCGTCGTTCGACCTGAGCTGATGGCGACCAGTGTCAACGTCCACATTGACGACCTGCTGGTGGACGCCTACTTCATGGATCCGTTCGGTGACCTGGCGAAGGATATCGAGCGGCGCGCGGGGCACGTCCAGACCTCGATCCAGCACAACGCACCGAGGCATACCGGTCGGCTGGCCGCCACCGTGCGCAAGCGGCCCACCATGTTCAGCCGGGACACCCACAACACGGCGTCGGTGACGATCGACATCGGGTCGACCGCGTTGACGCCCTACCTCGGGTTCGTGTTGGACGGCACGCCGCCGCACGAGATTCGACCGAGGGGTGCGCACTACGTGCAGGCGGCCGAGGGACCGGCGTTCAACGGCAAGGGTCACCGGCTGAAGCGGCGGCGCGTGCAGAACAGCGCCCTGCGGTTCATGGTCAACGGGGAGATCCGGTTTGCCACCGTCGTGCACCATCCCGGCACCGCGCCGGATGACTTCGTTACAAGGGGTCTTATCGAGGGGTTTGCCCAGTAAGATGATCGTCCATGGAGGAATGGCGGCCGGTCGTCGGGTACGTCGGACTGTACGAGGTCAGCTCGGAAGGGCGCGTGCGTCGTGTCGCAAGCACCGACACGCGTGGCTATCAGCGCAAGGAGCGCGTACTGAAGCAACATCCCGAGGAGCGTGGTCACCTGCACGTAACGCTGTGCAATGGAGATAGATCAACGCGCAAGGTGCACGCGTTGATGCTGGAGTCGTTCGTCGGCCCGAGGCCATACGGTTACGTGAGCCGACACCTGGACGGCAAACCGGCACACAACGTGCTCGGCAACCTGAAATGGGGCACGCCGTCAGAGAATCAACGCGACTCGATCCGGCACGGCACTCATCCGCAGGCCAGTAAGACGCATTGTCCGCAGAATCATCCGTACGACGAGCAAAACACGCGCCAAAAGGGCAAGCGTCGCCACTGCATCATCTGCGATCGCGAGGGTGACCGCAGGCGTTATCACCGAGGGAAAGGCAGTAACTGATCATGCGTACGTTCGGCAAGAACACCAGGCCCGCCAAGAAGGCAGCCCGCGAACCGTTCCGCCTGGTCGTGGACCGGGACGGCGTGGACGAGACTCACGAGTTCACCGCGATTCCCCGCATCTCGGTCGGCGAGATGATGACGGCGATGGCGGCCCAGTCGGGCGACACGATGGGCGCCGTCCGAGGCATCATCCGCATGATCCGCCGCAACCTGGTCAACGACGACGGCGTGCCGGCCCAGTGGGTGCTGGAGGAGATGGAGGTGTCCAACTCGCCTGCCGAACAGGCGGTGCAGGTCACCACCTTGGCGGACGCCACGGACATCGCGGTGACGCCGTGGCCGACCGAGGGCGGCACGCTGGAGCGCACCGACCTCGAACCGGGATTCCGGGGGCCGGACGGCCACATCTACCCGATGAGCGACGAGGCCGCGATCAAGCGCTTCACCGCGATCGAGAACGGCAGTTCGCGTCGCCGCTGGGTGTACCTGATCGAGGAGGATGACGACGCCACGGTGGAGGCGGAGGACATCACCGAGATCGGCACCTGGCTGATCGGGTTGGCGACCAACCGCCCTACGGAACCGTCAGGGCACTGATCACCTTCACGGAACGCGGGTCCGAGTACGGCTCGTACGTCCGTGGACGGTTGACCCTGGCGGGGATGGACGAGCAGTCGCGGGCGCCCGCGAGTACCTACCTGGACGCCATCTACGCGATCGTGGCAGACGCGCCGCATGAAGTGCTGAAGGAGATGGCTAAGCAGCTCACGATCGCGGGTGCGAAGATCGCACCGGACCGGGAGACGTGGGGCCTACTGCCCGAGCACCAGATGCTCGCGGGGGACATGAAGCCGAAGTAGGAGGGGGACCTTGGCCAAGATCATCGGCACGGCGTCGGTCAAGGTCACTTCCGATACCACCGGGTTCTCCACGACCGCTGGTCGAGGCATCAAGAAGGATCTTGAAGACTCGATCAAGGGCAACGAGCTGGACCCCGGTCTGAACAAGGTCAAGAAAGACCTGGACAAGTTCGGCAAGGACGCATCCTCGCTGTTCACCGGCATCTGGAAAGGCATCAAGGCCGGGGCGATCGCCGGGCTGGCGTCGATCGCCCCGCAGGCCGCCAACGCCCTGATCCCGTTACTGGGCACGCTGGGCCTGATACCGGGCGCCGTCGGCATCGCCGGGGCCGCAATCGGCACGTTAGCCCTCGGTCTGCACGGATTCGGCACAGCGCTGGCGGACGCCGGCAACCCGGCCAAGGTGAAGCAGTTCAACACAGCCCTGGCGGGAATGGCGCCCTCGGCACGTGAAGCCGTGACGGTGCTGGCTGGGCTGAAGACGCAGTTCAAGGGCCTACAACTGGACGTGCAGCAGAAGCTGTTCGCCGGACTGGCCAGCCAGATCAAGTCGGTGGCGACCGCCGACCTGCCGGTGCTGCGGACCGGACTCGGCTCGGTGGCCACGGCCCTGGGCGGGGCAGGCAAGCAGCTGCTGTCGTTCCTCGGGTCCGCCAGCGCCCGCAACAGCCTTGGCACGCTGTTCGGGTCGGCCGCCACCTCGGTCCACAACTTCGCCGACGCGATCCGCCCGCTCGGCACCGCCATCCTCACGATCATGGCCGTGTCGAGTCAGGCGGTCGCCCGACTGACTAGCAACTTCGGTGGCGTAGCCACGGCGTTCAACAACTTCGTGCAGAAGGTCGCCGGCAACGGCCAGCTGTTCTCGTGGATCGAGCAGGGCGTCTCGCAGCTGTTCGTACTGGGCGACATCGCCCGCAACGTCGGCTCGATCGTCCTCACGGTGCTGAAGGGCCTGGACTCGACCGGCGGCACGTTCCTGGACACCCTGTCCAAGCTGACCTTCCAGCTGAGCCAGTTCCTCAAGTCGGCACAGGGGCAGGCCGCCCTGAAGGCCATCGGCGATGCGATGGCGGCGATCGGCAACGCTGCCGGTCCGGTGTTCCTGGCCCTGTTGCAGGGTGTCGCGCAGATCCTGGTCCAGATCAGCCCGTTCGTGCAGGAACTGGCGAAGCAGCTCGGCACGGCCCTCGTCGGCGTGATCCACACTTTGACGCCGCTGCTGGTCGGGTTCGCGACCTGGCTGGGCAACAACGCGAACGTGGCAGCCCACCTGGCGATCGTGCTGGGCGGCCTGTTCGGCGCGCTCAAGGTGCTGTCCCTGGTCGCCACACTGGTTACGACGTTCAAGGACCTGCGCGAGGCCCTGTTGCTGATGGCGGGCGCGGAGACGATCGCCGAGGCCGTGACGATCGGACTGGACGCCGCCCTGTCGCCGATCATCGCCCTGGGCGCTCTGATCGCCTCGCCGGTCGTGATCATCACGGCGGCGATCGTGGCGGTCGGCGTGGCCGCGTTCCTGCTGATCAAGAACTGGTCCACGGTCGTCTCGTTCCTCGGGTCGACGTGGCGCGGCATCGAGTCGCTGGCCAAGACCGTGTGGAATGCGATCGCCTCGTTCTTCGCCACTGTGTGGGACGGCATCACCTCGGTCACCACGAAGGTGTGGAGCGCGATCGTGACGTTCCTGTCCGGCGTGTGGAACAGCGTCATCGGCAAGGCGAGGTCGATCTGGGGCGCGGTCACTTCATTCTTCAGCGGCATCTGGGATTCCGTGTCCGGCGCGTTCAAGTCGGCGTGGGACACGATCACCAAGGTGCTGGTCACGGCGTGGACGACGGTCGTGAACGCGACGCGGCCGATCTGGGAACCCATCGTCGGCATCATTGAGGATATCTTCTCCATCCTCCGCTCGATCATCATCATCATCGTGGACGGTATCGCGATCCTGTTGATTGCCGCGTGGAATGGAATCAGCTCGGCAGCCGTCACGGCGTGGAATGCGATCGCTGCGTTCTTCACGTTCATTTGGAACGGCATCGTCACCGTGTTCCACGCGGTGTTCGATCCGATCGCCGCATTCCTGACGACAGTGTGGAATGCGATCGTGTCGGCCACGACGTTCGTGTGGAACAGCGTCGTGATCTTCCTGACCAACGTGTGGAATGCGATCGTCAACGCCTTTCACACCGTGTTTGACCCGGTGGCGTCGTTCCTGGCCGCCGTGTGGAACAGTGTCAGCTCGTTCGCCCGGTCGGTGTGGAACAGCGTGTCCAGCTTCCTGCGGTCGGTGTGGAACGGCATCGTCTCGTTCCTGCGGGCCGTGTTCGGGCCGGTCGCCTCGTTCTTCGCGGGCGTGTGGAACAGCGTGTCCAGCTTCGCCCGGTCCGTGTGGAACAGTGTCAGCGGATTCCTGCGGGGCGTGTGGAACGGCATCGTCTCGGTCGCCCGCTCGATCTTCAACCCGATCGCCTCGTTCTTCCGGTCGGCGTGGAATGCGGCCAGCACGGCGGTGCGGACTGTCGTCGGCGGCATCGTGTCGTTCGTGCGCGGCATTCCCGGCACGATCGTGCGAGTGCTGGGCAACCTCGGGTCACTGCTGTTCAACGCCGGCAAGCAGATCATCGAGGGGCTGCTCAACGGTCTGAAGTCCGCCTTTGACGCGGTCAAGAACTTCGTCGGCGGCATCGCGGGCTACATCCAGGCGCACAAGGGTCCCGAGCCGGTCGACCGTGGCCTGCTGGTCGGTGCCGGTCAGCTCATCATGCAGGGCCTGATCAACGGCATGGCCAGCCAGCTTGACCCGCTGTCCCGGTTCCTCGGTGGCGTGACGGACACGATCGCCGGGTCGTTCAGCGGCGCATCGGCAGGCGTGGACATCGGCCTGTCCGCGTCGGCCCTGGCGGCGAACGGTGGTGGCGCGAGCGGTACGGCCGTACTGCTCCAGCAGACGAACAACATGCTGCCCGGCACCAACCCGCAGGTGTTCGCCCAGCAGGCCGCACAGGCGATGGGCCGGCAGCTCGCGTCCGGCGCCTCGGTGATCGCCACCGCCCCCATCAGCCCGCAGTCGGGTATGACCAACAACCTGCTGTCCACCGGGAGCCTGTCGTGACCGTCGCCGTGAACCCGTACGTCCAGCTGCCGGCGATGGGCGTGAACGAGCAGTACCGCATGGGAGCCTCGTTCACGCCGGACCCGATCAACGACTTCTGGTGGAACGTCACTGACGACTCCGGCAACCTGGCGTTCACCGAGCAGCCGGACGGTTGGGACTCGCTGACGTTCGTGTCGCCGCTGGACAGCGCCGGCAACCGGGACGGTGGCCTGTCCGGGCCGTCGACCGTGTCCGCCCGCATGTTGGCAATCAGCGGCGCGATCCTCGTCGGCAGCTCGCCTGCCGGGCTGCGTGGCCAGATCCAGCGGCTGCGCTCCATGCTCGGTCCCCGAAAGACCGTGGTATGGGAGCAGTTCGACTACAGCCGAGGTATCCGGGTGGCCCTGGAGTGCACCGCGTCCGGTGACTTCGCCCCGACGGCGCCGTTCGGCCGCTCGATCGGCGGCGAGGCGTGCACCGTGTCGTTCACGCTTCAGGCCGGGTCGCCGTGGAAGGTCGCCAGTGGCGGGTCGCCCGAGTCGCTGTTCCTCAACCTGCCGGTTGACGCCGTGTCCGGGTTCACGTTTCCGCTGGGGTTCCCGTTCAACTTCGGGGCGACCACGAACCCTGGCGGGCAGGGCGTGGCCAACAACGTCGGCGACGAGCCTGCCTATCCGATCTCGCTGGTGACCGGCCCGGTGGCGGCCCCGATCATCAGTGACGACACGACCCTCCAGTCGTTCTCGTTCCTGGACGACATCCCCAGCGGAACCACGGTGCAGGTCGATCACCAGACCGGGGTCGTGACGCCCGGCAACTTCCGGCTGTCCGGGCCGCCCTTTGCCCTCGATCCGGGGGCCAACTTGATACGATGGCGAGCGGCTGCGGGGAGCTTCAACGCGACCGCCTCGTTGGTGCTCCAGTGGCGTTCCACGATGGGATGACAACATGACGGTGATCAGCCCGCCCGGATTCCTCCAGGCGTCCACGTACGCGGCAGCGGATCTGCGCCGGAACACCGGCACGGCCGTCATGCAGCGGTCGTTCAACGACCCCACGCACATGGGCGCGGCCGAGGGCTACACGCCGGGCCGCGCGCCGTCGTGGTCGCTGTCCGGGCTGAACCTGACGGTGAGCCCGTTCGCCGGGTTCGTGGAGAACAGTTTCGCCACGGACTCTGGCGACTATCCGGTGTTCAACACGGCCAATCAGCTGCTGACGTTCGCGGCCAGCTCGCCGACGCAGTCCCGGATCGACCTCGTCGGGGTCGAGATCGAGGATGCGTTCTACTCGGGATCGAACAATGACGGCAAGCTGGTCATCGTGCAGGGCACGCCCTCGTCCGGCACGCCCACGCCGCCCACGCCGCCGACGACGTTCCTGCCGATGCTGTCCGCCTCGATCGCTGCCGGGGCCACCACGGCGACGCTGACCGGCCTGCGCAAGATCGTGCCAGCTGCCGGTGGCATCGCCCCCATGATCGACGCGCAGGCGTCCGACGCGGGTTCGTTCGTGGGCGCCTACCGGACGGTGGACACTGCCGGGTCCGGGAACCTGCCACGCAGCCTGCTGTCCGGCTACGGCAGCGACGCGAGCTGGCACGGCTTGCAGCGGTTCCGTCTGCCTCGCCCGACGCCCTCGTTCGGCAACACGTCGGCCGGTACCATCGCGGACTCGTCCTCGCAGGTGATCGCCTCGGTCACGATCCCGGACCCCGGATTCCCGTACTACATCGTGGCCGGCTCTGGATTCCTCGTGCACAAGGGCAACACTGACCTGCATACGATGGAGTTCCGGGCGTCCAACACGATCGCTGTGGACACCACGACGCCCCCGTCGGCCGGGTCGGCCAACCTGATCGCCAACGGCTGGTTCGTGCTGCTGAAGGATGACGGGACGCTCGGCAACATGATGCTGCCGCAGCAGGTGAGCCTCACGTCGTGGACCGGCTCGCACACCGTCAACCTGATCGTGTCCTCGGGTACCGCGACCGGCACGCTGGTCATCGGCCCGCTGTCGACGGACCTGTCGTGGCACTTTGACGTGGAGATCATGCCGGCATGACGCTGCCCCGCCTGGCGTTCAACGCGATCCTGGCGCAGGGACGCCCCCTGCTTCAGGACCTGACGCAGCGACAGCCGCAGCAGGTCGAGTACAGCTACTGGCCCGTCTACTACATCCACGGCGACCCGACCGTGATCAGCCAGACGCCGCTGCCGCTGTCGGGCGTGCAGTACAGCCGAGGTATCCGCTCGGTCGGCCAGCTCACCGCCACGCTTCAGCTCGCCGACG